CATCCGCTCCACCACCGCTGCTGTCGCAGACTCGATGCGCACATTGGCCCAACTCCAGTCCTCGATGATCGTGGACATCACCCGGGCGGCTACCGACGCGGAGATCGCGCAGACGAAGCGGGGTACGAAGGCCCGCAAAGAAGCCGTGCTCAAGGGCTTCCGCATGAACCAAGCGGCGGCCCTCGCCAGCGCCGGCATCAACACAGCCCTTGCTGTGACGAGCGCCGCCGCGACTGCCCCGTTCGTGCCCCTCGGGATCATCGCAATGGCTGCCGCTGCTGCTGCCGGCGCCGTTCAGATCGGCATCATCGCCAGTAAGAAGCCCCCGCAGTTCCACCGAGGCGGCGTGTTGGGTCAGGCGGCGAGCGACGAGATCGACGTTCGGGCTCGGGCCGGCGAAGGGTTCCTGAACAACTCGGGCGTGGCCGCTGCTGGCGGCGCTGCCGGCGTTGCTCGCCTGAACCGCGGCGGGTCTTCCGGCCCCGATGCCGTGTACGTCGTGAACCGCGTGGGCCCGCAGATGGTCGATGTGCAAACATCGCGCGCGCTGCGCCGCAATGACTCCCCGCTCAACGAGGGGTTGCGCCGCGTTCGGCCCCGGAGCATCGGGGCGCACGACCCCTTTGCGAAGGTGTAGACGATGGCAGACCGCAGCCTCGACCAGTATCAGGCGCTCGTTACCTATGACGAGCGGTTCAACGCGACGACGCTCGACGACAAGAGCGGCTCGCCTGCGTCGAGCTACACGCAGCGCGGGCCTGTTGCTGGCGTCCCCCTCGACGGCAACGATTCCAACATGGTGCTGCGCGCTACGGGCACGCCTTCGCAGGATGGGGAGTTGGGGCTGCTGACCTCGCGGGCCGGGATGCCCGACGATCGCGCGGCCATTGTCTGGCGGGACGTTGCTGGTGGTGACTCCGCTTCGCAGTTCAAGGGCTGGGAGGGGCCGGAGTTGGTGACGGGTTGGGAGGCGCTGAAGTCGGCGACCAGCGCGGCGGCGAACCGGGAGCAGTTCACGGCGGCTATCACACTTCAGTCGGGCGGCGTGCTCGCGTCGGTCGGCCAAAGCGGCGCCGCTGCTGGCGGTCAGTACCCGATGTTTCTGGAGCACTACACGCCGGCCGCTGGGTGGACATCGCTCGGCAACGTGAGCCCAGGGAACGCTGCGGACCAGAAGGGGCCCGGCCTCGTTCAACTGCCGTCCGGCCGGATCCTGCTGTTCGTCTTTGCGGCGCAGACCAATCAGGTCGATGTGCTCGCGTCGGACGACGACGGCGCTTCGTGGTCTTCCTACTCTCGGCGGGTGCTGAATACGCCTGTTCCTGACACGGACACGCGGCGGATCGCCGTTGCCTACTCCGGCCGGGAGTTGCTGATGCTCGTCCAGTACGACGACGGCGGCTCGATGAACCTCGCTCAGTACGCGAGCGGCGACTTGGGCAAGAGCTTTGATGCGGTGGATACGGACTACACCGGGACCGCCTCGGGGTCCGACGAGCCGGACAGCGTGTGCGCGATCGGGCTGGACGACGGGACGTTCCTTGTCGGCTACCTCGATAACGCTGCGACGGAGTATGTGGTTGCTGCGGTGTCGGCGGCGGGTACGAACATCGCGCAGTCAACGCGCCTCGTTCTCGGTGCCGCGGGCGGCTCGGACCAGCCGGCGCTTTCGCTGTACCAGCGGGCGACCGGGCAGATCCTCGCGTTCTTCCACCTCGACAGTTCGACTAGCGAGGGGTCCGTTACGCTCATGACGAGCGACGATGGCGGCGTGACGTTCGACAACGGCGGGGGCAGCCGCCTTAGCGTCGTCTCGATGGTGTCGCTCGGGTCGAACAACGAGGCGCTGTACAACTACTCGTATGCGGAGTCTGGTGGGCGTGGCCTGCTCGTCACCCGCTGGCGCACAAGCGACGGCAGCAACTCCTACGACACCTATTCCACGGCGTGTTGCTACCTCGGCGGGTTCACGGACCAGACGGCGCCGCTTCCCCTTACGTCCACACTGATCGGCGCCGATTGGGGCCTCGGTCGCTGGACCGGCTGGCCGCAGCGGGACGACATTCCGACGCAGCCCAGCGGCGCGGGCCCGTGGCTCCCTGTCGGAGACCCGCAGTACACGGCCACGGCAACCGGGGCGAGCGGCGGCACGGTTGCCATGACGGCCGACCGATGCGACCTATCTACTACGGCAGCGGCGCACCACTGGACGATCGGCGGTTCGGGTTCTTCGCAAGCCTCGCTCCAGTCGGGCGGCGCGCTGTTCGCTGAGTTTGAGTTCCGTGTGGACTCGGGCGGGTCGGTGTCTGCGATGGAGGTCGGCGCCGAGATCGAACTTGACCGCTCCACCGCGAGCGGCATCGAGGCGGTTGTCCAGATCCGCGCGAGCACGACGGCGTTTCAGATCTACGACACGGGCGCAGGCGCTGCGGTGGGGTCGAACGTCACGCTCGACATGACGACCTTCCGCAAGATCCGCATCCTCGTGGACGCAGTCGCGGCCGAGGTGCTGACTTGGTACACGACAGACGCGCACCTCCGCGTCTGGACTGCCGGCCCGTCCGGCTCGCTGACTGCCACGGGAGGCACATCGGCGCTGGGTCAGATCACATGGGGCCATCTCAACTCGACCACCTCGGCGTCCGCGTGGAAGCTGGCGGCGGTCGGCTGGGGTGGGGCGAGTGGCTGGAATCAGGCCGACTTCGGCGACATCGGAGACGGCTGGACAAACCCGGATGACCTGCGCGGCATCCCGGTCTCGGGCGCCTACCAGTACCTGCACGACGACGTTCGCATTGCAGCCGTCGATGGCCCGGCATGTGTCGGCGACCGCTGGACCACGAGCGCTGCTTACGAGTACCCGGCCACCGCCCTGCTGCCTACGTCGAACCCGTCGCCCTCGCGGCCGTGGGAGTCGGTTGCAGACAATACGGAGATGTCCTTTGTCTTCGACCCCGAAGCGGACTTCACCGAAGCGAGCTTCTCGGGAACGTCGCTGCTCGTCGGCGTCTACGGCTCGGTCTTGCGGGAGTTCTACTTTGAAGGGTGGGACGGCGCAGCCTGGAACCAGTTGATCCACGCCGAGGGGTTTGAGTTCTTCGACGGACTCAAGTACGCCCGCAAGGGCGGCAACGTCGCCGTGGACACGGGCCAGTCTCAGACGGCTGAACGGTACTTCTTCCGCGAGGCGCACGCGGGCGATGTGTTCGACTTCGGCACTACTGACCCGTATGTGCTGCGGACGATCAAGAACAACACCGAGGGCGCGTTCACGGACAGCACGACCGTCCGCCCGACGCTGATTCTGGAGCCCAGCGAACTGGACGGCAGCGAGCCCAGCAGCGGCACGGGCAAGGTGTGGCGTCGGGATTTCGCCGGGATCACGCACGCGGCGAGCGGGTACCAGAAGTACCGGCTGCGGATCCCCGCGCACAAGACGCCCATTGGTCGGTATCGGATCGGGTCCCTGTTCATCGGCACGATCGCCGCGCTGGGCACGCCGAACGATCGCGGGTTCTCCAACGCGATGGAGTTCAACGTGGACTATGGGCAGTCGCCCAGCGGTCGCCGTTCTGCCCGTCGCCGTGGCCCGCCTCGCCGGTCGGTAGAGTTCGCGCTTGCGAACACGGCGGTGGACCTGTCCGACGTTCAAGCCGACTCGCCTGTGCCGCACTACGTCACGCCGAACGGTAGCGACCCCATCGCTGCGGTGGCGGACACGAGCCGGCAGATCGAAGGCGTGATCCTCCGCGCGTCGGAGGCGGGCTTGCCGGTCGTCTACGTTGCCCGCATGGACAAGTTGAGCGGCACGAACGTCGAGACGATCACGGAGCCGAACCGGATGCTCTACGGGCGACTGCGAACGAACCCGCGGCGGGACCACGTTGTGGGCACCGAGGGCAGTACCGAGGTCGAGCGGCTCAACACGGTCACGGTCGAAGAGGAGGTCTGAGTGGGGGCCATTCACCCCAACGACCTTGCGGCCGGCTCGCTCGTCTTCCAGTTGGAGTTGGAGTGGGCGGGTCAGACGATCCGCCTGTCTGACGTTGAGCACGAAGCGCCGTTTGGCGAGGATGATGCCGAGGTGCAGTTCCACGGGGTGCTCGACCTGGGCGATTCGTTCGACACTGAGATCGACCTGTTCAGTGCCTCGCCGTCCGCCCGTTCGTTCTCTGCGTCCGCTGCGCTGCTCGGGATCATCGACGCGCCGAAGACGGTGGAGGAGCAGGGCCCGCCGCTGCTCTCCCCCGCCCGCCTGTACGTCCACCCGCTCGACTCGTCGAAGCGCCGTCTGCTGGTCAAGGGTCGGGTCCAGGGGTTCACCTACGGCGCCGCTCAAGAGGTCGTTGAGATCGAGGTGGAGCAAACCGCCGACGACGACGAGGGCGCCACGCACGGGCCGCTGCAATTCATGGGCGACCCTGCGCTGGGCAAGGACGCGGCAACGTGGCAGCGGGACACTCAGGCGGACGGAGAGGCGTACCCGTTGATCATCGGGAAGCCCGGCAGCGGAGACGGTAAGTCGTTCGGCTCGCCTGCGTTCGGCTGCAACCTCGTCTCCCCGTCCACGGGCCTGATGCTTGTCGCCGGCCACCGGGTCGCGGCAACGAGCGTGATTGCTGAGAACTTCTCTGTGGGCGTCAGCGGCACGAAGTCGATCGTGGATACCTACTCCGACGTTGCCGGCCAGCCCGTCGCCATGTTCGATCCCGCCGCGTGGGCCTCGCCCACATGGAACGACGGGGATGAAACGTGGATCGATTGGGGCGCGTCGGCTGGCGGCATCGAGGTCGGCGGGACGCTGCTCCGCGGCGCTGGTGATGTGCTGGTCTGGATGCTACGCCGCTCGTCGGTCGAGTGGGACATCGGCCGCGTCGCGGCTGTCCGCGCTGCGCTGAACAAGTACCTTGTCGATGCGTGCGTGCAGCCGTCGCCGGGCGAGACGATCCGCCCGTGGTCCTGGCTTTCCTCCGAGCTGCTGCCCCTGCTCCCGGTGTCCATCTCCTTCGGGGCCGATGGGCTGTACCCGGTGCTATGGCGTCCCGATGCGACCACGCGCGACGCTGTTGCGAAACTCAACGCGGACGGCGATGGGAACTGCGTCCGCCTCGGAGCCGTGAACTACTCGCAGGCAGCGACGGCGCGTAACGATGTGATCGTGGCCTACGGGCGAGACGCGAAGCGCAACAAGCACACCCGCCGCGTTCGCGTCACTGGCGACCCGACGATCGCGGAGCGCGACAGCAACGCCAACCTTGACCTGATGTGCCGCCGCTCGTTCGCCCGCTACGGCCACCGCTCGGAGGCGGTTCGCGCAAACGTCATATGGGACCCGGGGACGGCTGGGCGGATCGCCCGCTGGCGCGCTGCTGCGTTCGCGCTGCCCACTCGCCGCATCGACTACGAGGTCGAGCAAGACCTGTTGTGGCTTGACCCCGGCGCGGTGGTCACGCTGACCGATACTGAGTTGGGCTTGTCGTCAGCCGTCGCGCTTGTCGAGTCCATCACGCTTGCAGGCGTGTCGCCCCGCGTGTCGCTGCGGCTGTACGAGCAAGCCTAACCGGCGTCGCTGCAGTCGTCCTGCCAGTGCCCGTTGCCGGGGTTGCAGTCCTCGCACCACAGGAACCCATCGCCGTCCTGATCGAACTCGCGCAGTTCCCCGGGCGCGGGGTTGAACTCATCGCCGGTTGCGCCTGAGCAGTTGTCATCGAGCCCGTTGCACTGCTCCTCGGCGCCTGGGTTCGTAAGCGGGTCGAGGTCGTCGCAGTCGTCCCCGCCGCATTCGGTGTCTTCGTAGCCGTCCGCGTCGGTGTCGCAGATCGCGTCGTACTTCGTGGAACACCCCATCAACAGAACAATCAGCAGTACGTATCGCATGTGCCCTCCTGCCCCATAGTAGGCACAACCACCCTGGACAACGCAACCACTCGCACGCTTGCACCCTCTCGCGGTATATGCTTGCACCATGCAACTAGCCCGACTTTCGCTCGCCCTCCTCGCCCTCCTCGCCCTCTCCGGCTGCAGCATCGCCCCCGCGTCTTCGCCAGTGAAGGTGCAGCGCCTCTGCGCCGAGACCCCGCCCACGGACTACGCAGCCCGCACGCTGCTCTCCGCGGCCGGCGATTGGGGCTGCGTGGAGTTGGCGTCGGAGAACTGCGACCGGCGCCTTGTGTGGCGCTCTGACCGCCCTGTCATCGACTCAGGCAAGGGCGCGGCTGGCATCTGCGTGTACCGCCACCCCGAAGGCGTCATCGAGTGCGGGCGCGATGCGTGGGCCGCTGGTGTCGCCTCCCCCCTCGGCACGATGCTCCGGCACGAGATGGGACACTCGCTCGGCCTCGACCACCGGACGCACGGCATCATGGTTGAGGGCTACGACAAGATCCCGCTGGGTGGCATCGAGCCGCGAGAGCGACGGGACGCTTGCGGACTGTGGGCTGCTGGGAAGTCCGAACTGGATTAGCCAGCGATTCCGGGCGTCTTCAAAATACTTCCCGAAAGTGTGACGACTCCGCTTGCAGGAGTCGGGAACCGTGTTACTCTTCTTTTGTCGCTGAGGGACAGCGGCACAACTGGAGACGAACATGAGCAACGCCATCGACAACGCCCGCGCCGCCCTGCTGACCGCCGCCGCCAAGCTGGAGGTCATCCACGCCGCCGCCGAGGCCGCCAACCCGACGCCCGCCAACGACTGCGACGACGCCACGTTCGACGCATGGAACGACGCCCATGAGGACTGGTGCGAGGCCAACGGCATGTACGCCGCCGAGGCCGGCCGCAAGGCCGCCGAGGACGCGCTTATCCGCGCCTGCCGCGATGGGCTGTCGGCGTCCGCGCAGTTCGCCGCGACTCGGCCAGCGTGGGACGCCGCCCTGGGCGAGAACGGCCGCGCCTACCACTACGGCGCGCGCTGCAAGGTCCTCGACCTCTGCCGCCGGCTGGACGGCCGCACCGTCTAACCAGCCGCCACCCACACACCCCACCCCGTACCGCTCCCGCGGTCGGGGCTTTCGGGGTAGAGGCGTGACGCCTCGGAGGGAATGAAGATGAGCAAGACACCCAACCCCCGCTTCTCCGCCCGCTCGGGCTCCACCCCCATCAGCGAACTCGGGCCCCGCGTGCGCTGCACCATGACCATCAGCCCGGAGAACGCCGCGTGGCTGGACGCCCAGGACGGCAAGCGGTCGGCGGTCGTCAATCGGCTGTTGGACGCCGCGCGAAAGCGTAGTGATTCCGGGCGCCTCTGAAATAGTTTGAGAAAGTGTGACGATTCCCTTGCGCTCTGTGCGGGACCGTCATACTATTGGTTCACCGCTGAGGGACAGCGGGCCACACAAACGGAGACGAACATGAGCAACGCCGACGCCATCGCCCGCCTGATCAACCTCGCCGACGCAGCCGCCGCCGACAAGCGGTGGGACGACGCCGCCGCCCTCCAGCGGGCCGTGCAGGAGATGCGCGCCAACGAGGCCGCGCACGACGACGACATCGACGCTGACTCGTTCGCCGCGGTCATCCGGTGAGGCGCTCCTGCGACTACGACACCGGCCGCGACCACGGGTGGGAGTTGGCGCCCATCGCCAAGGGCGACAGTGCTGAGTATTTACAGGGCTACCTATGCGGCATAGAGGATGCCGACGACGACTGCGCTGCAGTAGGCATTCGGGTCAGTTGCGGGTCGAAGGTCGGCAAGAAGCGCCGATGGATGCTGTCCGAAGCCCGGCGGTTGCTTCGCAGCGCCACCAGTGGCGATCGATGACACCATACGCAGAGCGTAGCGATGCCGCGCCCGGATAACGTCACTAGCGACGATAGGCCCGCTTCGGCGGGCCTTTGTCGTTCTGGCCCCAAATCGCGCACGGGCGCATAGCACAATCGTCCTATACTTAGGTCGTGACTCGCCCGAACCGACTAGACGGGGCCCGCATTGGTCCGTTAGTTTGAAGGCACAAGTTCCCCGGAGTGCTGTGCCATGCCGCGCGATGCAGACAACAAGGTCATCTCCCTCGTCGTCCACCACACGGCGACCAATCGCAAGGCGACCGTCGAGGACATTCGGCGGATGCACAAGGAGCGAGGCTGGCGAGATGTCGGCTATCACGTTCTCGTGCGCCAGCCGGAGGGCGAACAGCCCAAGGCGTGGCATGGTCGCCGGCACAACATGGACGAGCGGTGGGACCCGTGGGAGCGAGGCGCCCACACGAAGGGGCACAACCGCTCGTCGGTCGGCTTCGCCCTCGTCGGGAACTACCACGAGGCCCCGCCGCCGCACGAGATGCTTGAGGCGCTTGCGGACCAACTCGCGGCCTACGCTGCGATGTTCGGCCTTGGCCCGTCCGAAGTCTACGGGCACCGAGAGATGCCCGGCACCGCGACTGTCTGCCCCGGGGACTGCGTGGATATGAACCTCGTTCGCACGCTCGTTGCGGAGCGGTTGGCCTAGTGCGTAGCCTCGGCGGCAAGCGCAACGCCCTCGCGTGGTTCTCCACCGTCGCGTGCCTCTGCATGGCCCCTGTCTTCGGCTGGTGGGCGTTCATGGAACCCGCGTCGGCGATGTCGCAGGCCGGCATCTTCGGCACGCTGGCGGGTGCGCTGACGGGCATGAAGCACATCGCGAATCGCGGCGAGACCGCGCGACCTAGCGGCTGGGTGCCCGAAGGGTTGCGACCCAGCAAGCCGGCAGAGTTCGCCCGCGCGATGGTTGACGAGCTGGAAGACGGCGACGCATGAAGACCCCGACACTAGACAGCCTGTTCGACGACCTCGCCAAAGTCCTGAGCGCGCCCGGTAGTGGGGCGATTGCCAAGGCGCTTGTTGCCGCCTTCCCCGGGCCCGCCTTGCTCGCCGACGACCGTGGGGGTGTCATCGCGGCGTCTGCTGCGTGGGGGTCTCTTGTCGGCTTCGCGCCGGCTGATTTGATGAACTGCTGCTGGACCTGCCGCATTCACCCCGACGACGCGGACAGCACGCAGGGCGTTGTCGCGGAGATGGTTGGCGGTAAGGCGCTGTCCCGGTTCCGCAATCGGTTGGTGGCTCGTGACGGTTCGGCCGTCTCGCTGGAGTGGAACGCGACCGAGTATCTCAACATGGATGGGGTGCTGGTGACGCTGGCAGTTGCTCGCGTGCTATCGGAGGGGGAATGAACGTGGACCCCGGCCAACTTCTGACGCAGTTGAAGCTCGTAATCGAGGAGCAACTCAAGGACGTTCGCGAGACGACCCATGAGATCCAAGTGAGCATGGTCCGCCTGGAGGGCCAGCTTGTCCGCCGCGCAGAGTTCGACGCCCACAAGGAGGCGGTTTCCAACAGGCTCGATGCCAACAAGGATGCTGTGCGCGAGTCGCTCGACGCGGCTAAGGCTGCATCTGTTGCGGGGGACGACGCGATCAAGTTGGAGGTTGCCGCGAACAAGGACAACATCACGACGCTCGCGACGAAGGTGAAGGTGTGGGGTAGCGTGGCCACGTTCGCACTTGCGGCCTTGTCGCTGCTCGCGAAGTTCATCTAAGGGAGCGCATGGACGACGAAGACGAGACGGTTCTCTACCCGGAGGCGGTTGTGCCGATGTCCACGGCGCACCTGACCTATGAGGACCGCGCCAACATCATGGCCGCGATCGACTTCGCCCGGGAGCATCGAGGCGGGGCGGGTGCCTACATTGCTGTCGATCCTCAGATCGTGGATGGGGCGCTGACGCTCAACCTGATTTGCACGGAGCAATGGTTGGGCAACATCTTCCAGTCCCTGTCAAGTCAGCCGCTCGTCTTCAACGACCTCCCCGGCATCTGCGGCGAGGTTCTTTGAGCGGTGCCCGCCGACCTCCCCAGCAGGGTCCAAAGCGCGGCTGGGGTCCTGCTCCTGCGAGCGGGTCTGCTTATGTCGGCCCCGGGCCTGCTCGTCGCCGCGGTCGGTCATGGCTTGCACGAGTCCGCTCGATTGCGTCGCGCGTATGGGAACCCTTCGCCGGGGGTCTCGGAATCTTGTTCGTACTCGGCGGCACCGACGCCATCGACGTTCTCGTTTGGAGCCTTCCGTGAAGACCTTCCGCCTCGTCATTGACTGGCTTACGGCAGAGCCCCTGCGCCTTGCGCTCGCGGCTGCCGTGCTTGTCGCCATCGTCTTCGGCGTTGGGTTCTTCATCGCCAGCCTGGAGCAAGCCGCTGGGTCCGCCGCCGCTACGGCCGCCGCTGCCGCTGTGACGGTCAAGCGTAGCCGCGACATCAAGCGCGCTGTGAAGGCGCAGCGAGAAGCCGCACGCGAGGCGCAGCCGGCCGCAGACGAGCGCAACCGGGCGCCGGAACCGCGGGCTGCTTCGGACCTCAACGACCGCTGGAGCGACCTGTGAGGGCGCTGTTGGTCGCTGTCGCGCTGTTGGCCACTGGCGCCGCACACGCCGGCCCCCTCACCGCCAGCGTCGAGACGCCGCTGCCTGCGTGGTACGTCCCATCGGCCCCGCCGAAGCCTGACGGCTGCGAGTGCACGGAACGCTTCGACGCTCAGGGGCGACGGCTTACCGAGGCGCCGGCCGAGTGCATCGACTGGCTGTTCCTGCGGGCGGCAGAGGCGACGGAGAGCGGGCGGCAGTTGGTCGTGGTGCAGCAGTTCGTGGAGGTCGTTGTCCCTGCACTGGACGGGATCGCGAACCTCCGGGGCGAGGCGATCAAGGAAGCGCGGTCGAACCGGGTCCGCGATGTGCTCGGCACGAACCTCGCCACCAACACGGGGTCGCTGTTTATCGGCGGCTTCCTCGGCTTCGGTGTCTGCAACGCAGCGAACTAAAGCGGCGCTTTACTTTCTTACACCGAACGCGAGGAGCGGGCATGGCTGGTACTGACTGGATGGGGGCGGCCTACGCGGTCGTCGTAAGTGGCGCGCTTGACGGACTGACCGCAACGCAGATCGCGGACGAGTTGGGGATCGAGTACCACAAGGCGGCGATCCTCCGCGCGCTGATGGTCGACGGGGTGGACGCGACGAATCAGCGGGTCCGCGGCAACCACCGGATCGCATGGGCCCGTCTGGCGTCAAGCGGCAACGACGACACGACCGAGCCGTCCCCGCCCGTCCCGACCGTCGAACTCGACGACAAGGGGTTGCACGTTACGGCCACGGGCACTGAGCCGAACGACCCCCACCACCTTGTGACCAACCCGGAGGACATGTGCGCCGTCGCCGGGGTCGATACGAACAAGTGGAGGATCGTCCGGTCGAAGGTCAACCGCTGGACGACCACGCTCAAGGGTCCTGATGGGGAGCCGCGGATCGTCGTTAACTGGCAGGTCAAGGTTGACCTTGAGCCGCGCGCGGCCGAACTGCTCGCCATGCCCAAGATGGTCGTGGTGCAGGCGCCCCCCGTGCCCGCCCCGTCAGAGTCGGACATAGAAACGGCGGTCCACCTGGGCGATCCCCAAATCGGGTTCTGGCGCGACAGCATGACCGGCAAGTTCCGGCCGATGCACGACCCCGACGCGATCGACGTAATGCTGCAGGTCTGCCAGTCGATCGACCCCGGCAACGTGATTTGGCCCGGCGACAACGTGGACGCGCCCGAGTTGTCCGACACGTTCCCCCGCCCGCCCGGCATGTGGGACACGCTGCAGGCATCGCTGATTGCCACGCGCTACACGCTGGGCCGGTTCCAGTCGGCGCTACCCAACACGCGCCAGCGGTGGCTTGACGGCAACCACGGGAACCCTCGCCTGCTTCGGCAGGTCCGCAAGGGCGCCCCGGTGCTGGAGACGCTGCGCGACACCGTGACCGGCGAGCCTGTCTTGTCGATCCGCCACTTGCTCAAGCTCGACGAGATGGGGATCGAGTACGACGGCGCATACCCTGACGGCGTGGTGTGGCTGTTCAACGACCGGTTGGGCATCGAGCACGGGACGAAGGTGGGCGCGCAGTCCGGCGACACGGTCAAGAAGATGCTCACGAGCGCCACGGTGTCCCGCTCGCAGGGTCACACCCATCGGCTGGAGGTCGCGTTCAAGCGGCTGACGGACGGGCGAGAGGATCGAATCATCGTGGCCGGGAGCGCCGGCTGCCTCTGCTCCGTGACCGGCGACACGCCAGCGGCAAAGAAGGCGCAGAACTGGCATCAAGGCGCCATCGTCTACAGCCACCACAAGCCGACCGGGTTGATCAGCGCGGAGCCCGTGCTCATCGACAAGGGGCGCGCGCTGTTCCGGGGCCGGTTGTTCGTCGCCCGCGAGTGGGCCAGCGAGATGGAAGCGGCCACCGGACTGCGGGTTACCTAATGCGCTCCCTCCGCATCCTTCGCCGGGCCAACCTGATTGACGGGCTGGCTTCGGTGTGGGGTGCGGAGCGCGGGGTGTTCATCGAGGCGAACCCGCTGCTGCGTCCGCTGCTGGAGTCCTCGCCCGCGCTGTTCCTCGCGGTCAAGTTCGCGCTTGTCGCCCTCGCTGTGTCGCTCCTGGCCCGCCTGTGGCGCTTTCTGGGCGCTCGCATCGCGTCGCGCGCCCTCGCGGTCGGGATGGTGGGCGTCGCGGCCTCCCACGCGCTGTGGCTGCGTCTGGCGTTGGGGTAAGGAGAAACAGGGGCGGGGGCTGTTGCTTGTTAGCCCCGCCACCCTTCCGCCCGAGCGTGCTCCAGCACGTTCGCCTGCCACGACCGATAGCGCGCATCCGCAAGCGGTGCGCTTCCGCCGGACGGCCCGAGCGCCCACCGCAATTGCGGGAGCCACCAGACGATCGGGGACCGCTCCCGCAACCACTCCAGCGCCACCAGTCGGCCGGCGGGGAGGGAGAGGGGGACTACGGGCGTCATCTCTGCCAACTCGTATCCGGTCGGCTTGTTGGCGGCCTTCCACCAGAGATCCGCACCGCAGTCGTCGCAGGCCGACCACGCATCAAACCCAAGCACCGCCTCGGCTGCCTCCGCCATCCCCGGCACGCTCGCCGGGATTGTCAGTTCGTCACTCATCGCACCCACGCTTCCGGCTCAGTGTTGACATAGACGTACATCGCGCCGACGTACAGGAGGAACGGGACGGCGGTTGCGGCCATCACGGCGGCAGAGGCTGCGTGGGCTACTCGGCGTTTGATGCGGGTCATGGCGGGTCCGCGCCGGTCAGCAGACATGGAGGCACACCCATGTCTTGACCTCGGCTGTCACGCCCAACTTCGCCAGCGCATCCTTAGCGTTGTCGATGAGCGTGGGAACGTCCACCTCGTGCTCGCAGCCGCCTGCATACATGCTCGGTGCGCGCAGCCCAAACGCGAAGTCGTCCGGCATGCTGTCGTACCAGTTACCGAGACCGTGGAACCCGCAGGCGCCGACCGTGGAGTCCCAGCCTTCAGCGGAGTTCATCCACAGCAGGAACCCGTCCTCGATCCGCTCGTACTCGTCTTGGTGGAGGCGGTTCGCCAGTTCCGTTGCTTTGCCGTCCTTCACGAACAGGTCGCGCACGGATTCAGCCGGGACCCCGGCAACGATCGAAACGCTGTAACTGATGCCCATCTTCACTCCCCTTCCGGCCGCCACACAGTGACGCCCGCATCTTCTGCCAGTCCGCAAATCTCACCCGCGCCGGGTAGCGCGAGCACTCCCACGCGCATCTCGTCGTGGTCCCATCGGTCGGCTATGAGCATAGCGAGGCGGAGGGCATTGTCGTATGGCGCCATGAACAAGTCGGCGTCGAAGCCGGCAACCCAGCCGTCCCCAACGCTGTGCAGCCCCGCCGTTGCGTCAATGACGATCGCTGGCTTGGCCGACTGGACTCGCTCGGCGGTCCTGTCGTTGGCCCTGCCGCACACCAGCAAGACCAAGGGCGCGTCTTTCGCGGGCATAGATCAAGCCTCCGAGGCGGCGAACGCAGCGAGGGCGTCGTCCTCGCTGATGATTTCCGGCCGAAGGTCGCCAGCGGCCCAGCTAATGTCGTCTTCCTCGTACCCAAGGTGGGCCTTGGCCTGGGCGAGCGCGTCAGACCGCGACGATGCGCGGCCAACCCACCCGCCGTCTTCAGGGTAGTGCGGTTCGGGGACGTACCACCAGAGGGCAGAAGCATCGGGCATCACTCGCCTCCAAAAACAGGCGTGGGAGGAAGTAGCGGGCCACCACACGCGGGGCCCACTCGGTTGCTTGCGTCAGTCGCGCGGAAGCATTTGCGGCAGCGGCGGATTAGGAGCATGGCGGGACGCCGAACATCATCAGCAGGCCCTCGGGCGAACCGGCGATGCTGTCCCACCGCCTGTCTTCCGCGTTCATCCACGCGGCGCCACACCACGCGGCCAGCACCGCCTTGGGTTGCATATCTTCGCGCCACGACGGCAGGGTCTGCCGGCGCTCGTTCGTCCACGCCTCAAGGTGCGAACGCTTGTCGTCCACCAGCACATCGCCGGCCACCGTGTACTTGGCGTGCGTGTGGACAACCCGTCGCCGGTCGATGCCCATGTTCGCCTCAAGCCACGCCGTGCGCTCTGCCATCCACGTTGGGTGGTCGAACCAGAACGCGGTCACGCAGTAGACCTCGTGCTCCGCTTGCAGCGCCTTGACCATCTCGCGTGCGCCAGGAACGGCGGGCAGCGAACGGCAGAAGCCGGGCTGCAGAACAGCCCGCTCCATCTGCTTGCGTTCGCCGCGACTCATGCCGGCGAATACGTCCCAACCTCGCGGTTGCTTGTAGTCGATGCCTTGTTCGCGGGCGAGTGCCGAGAAGCCGGCGCCGAAGTTGGCGAGCACGCCGTCACAGTCCAGTAGGAACCTCATGGCCCATCCTCCACCCTCGACACCGAGACTTCAACGCGGGGCAGTTCCCCGCCAGCGGCGAGGCGCTTCGTCGCAACCAGCCGCACTACCTGCGAGTCGTCACGCCAGACGCCCGCCTTGCTCGCAGCGTCCAGCGTCGCCTTGACGTAGTTGTCAACGTCGGGGCGAGTTGGCGCCCATTCTGCCGGCATCTCCCGGCGCTTCCACACCTTGCTCGTCGGGCGGGGGCGGACGACCAGCACAGAGACGCACACGGGCCCCTGTAGCGGCTCCCGCTGCCCCCACTCGGCGCGGATGTAGTCGGCGGCCTTCGACTCCCACGCGCGGGTCTTAGCAGGCGTGTACGCCCTGGCGTGTCCGCCGACAGTCGTGAGGCGCGGGCGGCCCTTGGCGACGGGCGGGCCGGGGATGGTGGCGTGAAGGCTCACCCCTCCCCCTTCCCAAAGTTCCACCCCCGCTCAATGACAGCGGCCAACTCTTCGTCCGTCAACTTCGCGCGGGCGTTGGCGGCGAGGGTGGCGCGCTTCTCGTTGCGGCTGCGCTCGTCTTCCGCGATCCACTCTTCGTAGCCGTCCAGCCGGGCAAGCGCCTCACCCAACTTCGCGCCGATGTAGATGCTTCCGAGCTCGCGAAGCCACCCAGCGAGGCGGTCGCGGTCGGCCACTACGTCCGTGCAGCGCACCTCAAGCCGTCGCACCTCCGCGCGGAGGTCGCTGGCGATGTCGTCGCGGCGTGGCGGATTCATGTACAAGTCCGAGCCCATTGCTATCCCCTCTCATTCGCGCCGTAGCGCGTTCGTGTTCGCCTGGGATGCACACCCAGCGCGGTTCGATGTCGGCGCACAGTCTCGGGGGAGATTGCCACGCCTGTTCCCGCGATCCACAACGCCAACTCAGCGTCGTTGTCTGTCGGCCGCTCGTCCAGTGCGAGCTTGACCGCGTGTCGGTTCCGGTGCTTCGTCTGCGTCTTCGCCGGCATGTTGGACACAGCGGCCATCGCGCAGCCGTGGCAGTAGTCCGCGACGGGGCGGCCGGCGATTGCGACGCCAGACCTACGCGCCCGCGTCCACCCCTTCGGCAGTTCGCGCGTGTCCGACCTGACTTCGGCCGGGCACCCTTCGCAGCAGTGGAGGAAGCGGATCACTTCTGCCGCCCGTATCGCTCGCCAACCAGCAGCGCCAACTCAATCGGCGTGAGCCCGTGACGCTCGGCAACGTCGGACAGAAGGGCGGCCAACTGCTCGCCGGTAGGGCGGAACCCCATCATGCGGGCGGTGGCGAGGGTGGAGCGGTAGTCGTCGAGGGGGGTCATCGGATGGCCCGAACGTGCTTGCACGAAACCACGTTGGGCTCAAAGAACCGCCCGTGCGCCCGACAGGCGAACTCGTGCCGCTCGCCGTCGTGGACGGAGAGGCAGCGGGTGGACGCGCACTCGACGTACAGAGAGCCGCCCGACAGGCCGGGGTTGAGGATGGTCGGCACGGAGGAAATCCCGCCGATGATGATCGACGCCTTCTCTTGCCCGTTGTCGCCAGAGCGGACGTACCGCGTGGACGGCTCGCCTTCGACCACGCCCGTGATCGAGTGGGGATAGCCGATCGGAATGTCGCCGCCTGCGAGTGGCGACTTGAGGCACGAGCCGCCGAACACGAGGGCGATGATGCCCAGGCTGGCGACAACAACTGCGGTGTCTTCGCTCATCTTCAATTCCTCTCCAAACCCCGGGCCGCGACTTATCGGCCCGCGCGACCCGGGGTTGCGGAAACTGGCCTCACGCGGGGTGCGGTTGGTCAGTTAATCCCGGCTGGGTGCCGGGGGTTCGTTGGTCTAAAACGGGAGGGGTTCCTCGTCGTCAGCGCCGAAATCGACGCCCTTCCCGGCGCCCTGGGTCTGGTCCCAGCCGCCGCCAGTAGCAGCGCCGCCGGACACGGGCCCGAAGGTCTCACATCGGAGTTCATCCTTCCAATTGCCCTCGGCGTCCTTGCTGCTGTCGATGCTGCAAGTGAGCGAGACGATCGAGCCCTCGACGGCGTTGGCCGCCTTTTCGCCCAGGAACGAGCCCCAGAGGACGACCACATCGGAGCGGGGGATCTTGCGGCCGTCGCGGATCACCTTGTAGGTCTCGACGACGAGCTTGAGCGGGGCCTTCTCCGACTTCGGATCCCAGCGGTGCTTGACGCGCCCGACGAGGGTGACGGAGTTGAGGCAGGGGAAATCAAGGTTACTCATCAGTTCGTCTCCTTCTGGAGCGCCCGACCACGGGCCACCTTGGCCGCGTGGTTTGGGTCGCTCTCGATCATCTTCTGGTATTCGGCGGCAGACGGCACAACGCCGTCGCTCCGCTCTCGACCGTAGGCGTGGACGTACAGGGCGCATTCCTGCGATCCGCAGTTCGCCGCGTCGTTCCGGTTCCCGCCCATGCATGTGATGCAGTGCATCTCAATCGCCTTCGCGCGGCTGTTTCCGTGGTCCGCGGCGAGCGCCATCGCGGGCCGCTTCCGGCGAATGCTGTTGGTGATCCCTTCGGCGTCCATCAGTTCGTCTCCTGGCGCGCGGCCCATTCAGCAGCCGCGTCAATCAAGTTCTGGAGTCCTTCGCGGGCGTGAAACGCCGTAAGCGCCCCCACCTTCTCGGACTCGTTGGGGGAAGTGGGGAGGTTGTAGTTCGCTTGCAGGTACGCCATCACGCCCGCCGCGTTCTTGCCGGTGATGCCGGCCTTCTTGACGAGCCCCGCGAGGGGGGACGGCTGGCGCCGCTGCTGCGGCTGGCTCATGCCCGGCCCGTTGCCGTCGTCGTCCGCCGTGCCGCAGACGCCCGCAACCGCCTCCAGCGAGTACCGGCGCATGTAGGTCAGCGACGACCCCACCGCGTGGTTGGCGTTGCCCTTGCTGGCGAGGGGGACGGCGAGCGTGCCGCAGTCGCGCTCCTCGCCGGGGCAGAGCAGCACCGTCGTCAGCGTCACGCAGCCGTCAGCGAACCCGGGCTGCTGCACGACGGCGATGCCCTCGGCGTTGAGGTGGGGCACGATGGCGTCGCGCAGCACATCGAGCGTGACGTACATGCTCTTGAAGTGGCCGTTCTTCGCGGCCTTCAGCGGGTTCTTCATGTTGAGTTGCGCGGCGCACAGGCGCTCCGCAAGCGTTCGGGAATCGGTCATTACTTCGCCCATCGTGGGGGGTTGATCTCGCTGGGGATGGTCGGCGGCGCCCACTCATCGGACGCGCGGGCTTCCGCCCACATCGCCCACGCCTTGCTAGCCATCTTGTCCCCGCGCTCGATGTACTCGGCTGACAGCCAAGTCAGGGCCGCGAAGTGCGGCGCCGTCGTGCAAATCCACAGTAGCCCAACGCGCGGCGTATCGGTAGACGCTTCGGCATCAAGCATCGATCGATAGCTGCACACCTGACCGGCGTATCCGCGGTTGTAGCAGGCACGCTCGATCGCGCTGGGCGACAGGTCGAACGTGGTCTTCGGGTCGATCACGAACTCGCCGGGGCTGGCGATGTCCAGGCGGGCTTTGCCTCGCACGCCGTAGTGGTCCGACACGACGCCAACCTCGCGCATCGCCATCGACCACGACGGGACCTCGGCGTCCAGCACGCGGAGCGCGGCATCGCGGCAGGCTTCGACCAGCGCCCGCTCGTCAGGCTCAATCGCAATCAAGCCAGCGGCTGCCATCTCGGCCCGCTCCTCCTTGCCCGCCTTCGACCGGCTGGACGAAGTGGGCGCGTCAACGTACCGGGCCGCGTAGCACTCGGGCTCCAGCAGCGCGCAGTGGATGGCAGTCCCCCGACGCATTGCAGGCGTCTCGGTCACGCTGCCGTTGAAGGCGTGCAGCGCGTGCATGGGGGAGGCGGTGACACAGCGGCCCACCGTGGACCACGACGGGAGCTTGTTCCACTCCTCGCTGCGGTACTCGGCTTCGGGCTGGCCTTCGTAGATTCCGGGTTCGGGGGTGTTCACTTCGTCTCCAGCAATTCGCGACCCTTGTCTGTGATGCCGTATCGCCTGTGCCGGATGCTCCCGACGCCGCGACTGATGAGTTGCCGGGACCACAGCGCCTCCATCGTTTCGCTTCGCACCCGCCAACCGTTGTCGCTGCGCAGGTATTCGTCTGAAAAGGACATCGGCTTTTCGATAGTCACGCCTGTGGCCATCAGCCGAAGGATCCTCAACTCGTAGCGGCCGAGCGTCACGCCCGCCCCGCAATCGCCGCATCAACAGCGGCCCGCAGCCCCCGCGCGTTGTCGTATCCCTGGCCGTTGAACTCGACAACGAACACGCCGCCGACCTCCTTGACCTCGTGCAGCGAGGACCACAACTGCGTCACGCGCTCCCGCTCCGGCCGGTCGAGGTTCGACCGCGCCCCGCTGGCGGCGATGAGCAGGCGCCACGCGGCCGTAAACTCGTCGCGCGCCTGCTGGAGCGACCACGAGGGCGCTGGGCCCACGGCGGGGATGCTCGGCGTCGTCTCGGCGGTGTGCCAGAGGGCGGCATCGCGTCGGCGTTCGGTGTTGGTGTAGGTCACCCCTGCTCCTTCGGCAGCCGCCAGCGACCGCGCATCTTCTGGGCGATTTCGGGAAAGGTAAGGGGGGCCGCGAACTCCATGTCGGTGTTGTCATTCCAGTTGATGCACGCCCATCGAGCGTCGTCGCTCATACCAAGCCAGCGCAGCAGCGGCCCGCTGACGCAGCGCGCTAACGAGTCAACCCCGGCGCCATCCGAGTCCACAAACGATCCGTCCGGGAACGAGTACTCGCGCCCCGCCCATTCGCCGCCGCCCATGACCTCGCACGCAACGCCGAGGCAGCAGTAGGCACCGTTGACCGCCAGCCCGTTCCCGTGAACCTGCCGGTACTCCCCCGACTCCAGCGCCTCCAGCCACTTCAGTCGGTTCGCGCGTACTTCGTCTTTGGTCAACTTGCTCATCGTCTCTCCCCATCGAGCAGCCTACGCCGCTCCTCTTTGTACAGGTCGCGCTGGGCGGCCCACGTTGCTGCATCCGCCGCGTTGCCGTGCGGCTTGATGCGGCGGTCCAGTTCTCGGATGCGGCGCTTGAGCCACATCAGGCGGTTGAGGGTGTCGATCTCGTCCATCACTCCCCCTTGCGAACGCGCTCGCGCTCGTCTTCGGCCAGCGCCTCGCGGCGGCTGACATCGTATGCCCTGAGTCGCGCGGCACGCTTGGCGGCCAACTCGGCGCCGTAAGCAACGTCTTCCTCGCGGTCCTCGCAGCAGTCGTCCTCGACGCCCTCGGTGCCGCAGTACACGCACTCGATAGCCTCGTCCTCGTCGCACTGGTCCGCGTCGCGGTGGTCCTCCATGCTCGCGCACGGCGTCTCGCACACGCCCGTAAGGCATCGGGTGGTGCAACCCCTCACGACTCATCTCCGAACCAGCGAGCGCGCCACTCGCTGACGTAGAACGACGATTCGCCGTCACAGGCGGGCCGCCGAATGGCAGCGATGGTGTCGAAGGTGTTCTTCCGGCCGACTTCGATGTAGGACCCGACGCATTCGGACAACTCATCAGCTTGGCAGACCGCCATCACCTTAGCGATGTAGTCGAGCCCGGCCGGCGACGAGTCGGAGTCGTTCGCTTCATTCCAAAAGATGTGCCCACCGAGGCACTGGCCGCTCCCGCCGAAGTCGAACTCCAACCACAGGGTCAGGAACACCCCGCGGTCCTTCTTGATCTCGCACCCGGTAACGCGGCCCAACTGCCAGACGAGCGCGCTCACGACACCACCCCCGCAACACGCCCACCGTCGTCAGTCTCGACCACGGTCGGCTTCGCCTTGTACTCGTCCAACCGAAGCGCGTCCCGCTCGACGGCGACGGCGTGCAGCATCTCGCGAACGAAGATGCCGAGGCCGTTCAGCCGCTCGGCAAGTTCAAGGAACCGGCTGGACGCAGCGTCAGAGACGCGCAGGTCGTAGGTGTACTTCTCGATTGCGTACAGGTTGCGAGAGAGGTCGCCGACCCGGAACGACAGCAGCATCGAACGGCGTTCGGACTCCGTGCGGCCCATGTCGTTTTCGATGGCCCAGGCGTCCTGCCAGTCGTCCGACTCGTGCGGGTCGAAGGGAAGGCCGGAGAGGCGGGCCGTGAGGCCGCGGAGGCGTTCGTCGTTCATCGTGTCCCCTTTCGCCGCCCCGTTGCGGCCAGTGATGGAACCCTAGCGGGGGGTGATTTGGAATGCAACAGTTGTGTAGTAGAAAGTTCCCGTGTACGTTGGGCCCATGAACAAAACACGCACCGTTGGTTCCCTCCTGTTGCAGACGCATCTCGCTAAGAGCGGGGCGTCCCGCGAATCTCTTTGCGACGCGATCGGCTGTTCCCCGCAGGCGGTCAGCTACTGGGTGAACGGCAAGCGCGTTCCGGGCATCGCGTCTGCGCTCGCCATCCAGCGGGCCACTGATGGCGATGTCCCCGTGGAGTCGTGGACGACGGAGGTGCGGGTCTAGTGTCCGGCTTCGTCCCGTTCGACAACGAGTTGGTCGATGCGCTTTGCCGGTCCAAGATGAGCAATGCGGAGTTCCGCACGTTCATGGCGATCGTCCGGCAGTCGGTTGGCTACGGTCGTGCGACCACGGCCGACTGGTGTTCCATGACACGCCTTGCCGCCGCGACCGGACTCCATCGGTCGAGGTGTCATGAGGCCGTCAAGGGCGTCAAAGCCAAGGGCATGGTCGAACTCGTAGCGGTGGGCAACCCGCATAGGCCTTCTGAGTACAGGCCTGTTCTGGACTCGGCGTTGTGGTCCCTCGACGCCATCGTTCCGGCGAAGCGGACCGATATCGTTCCGGCCAACCAGAACGATAAGGTTCCGGCGAAGCGGACTGATAAGGTTCCGGCCGACCGGACCACTCAAGAGACAAGGAAGAAACAAGAAAGCCAGAAGAGGCGCACGGGCGTCCGGCTGTATGCGTCTGACGACGATCTTGAGCGACTTGCTGCTGCGGCTCCGCTGGCGCCGAGCGCCCACTACGCCCCGCCGTCTTCGGAGCATATGGACCGTTTCGGGCCGTCTGATATCTGGGCTGCGTGCAACCGAGGGGGGTCGGTCCCGCCGGACCTGATGATTGACCTGTTGCGAATCGTGAACGCGAACGAGGCGCGGGTGTTCCACGCGCTCATCGCAGAGCCGCGGTTCAGGAACGCCGAGCGAAGGTTCTCCTACTTCATGAAGTGCTTTGACCCGAAGACGGGCGTCAAGACGGAAGAGTCCGGCGCGCGAAAGGTCCGGGCCGCCCCCTCCGTCAAAGCATGGCGCACCGATCGCGACTTCGGAGCCGATCGCATGCTCATCGTGAACCAACTCGTTCGCGCCGTCGTCGAGTCGATCCGCGTCAATGACGCCCCCGCCGACCTGCCCGCCCACGTTGAAGCCGAGTTGTCCCGCGAGCGCCCCGAGATGCGTCCGCCCGCTGCACTGATGCCCGAGGCTGTGACCTTCGTGCTGTCGCTGATTGAGAAGAGGACTGCGTGAGCGAGTTCACCCCCCCGGCAGACCCGACCGCAGAGCGGGCCGTTCTCGGCGCCGTGCTGCTCCGGCCCGATGCCTACGACGCTGCGTCTACTGCCGGCATCAACGCGCGTTCGTTCGCGGACCCGGCGCACGTTGCGATCTGGGACGCCTTTACGGCGGCTGTCCAGGCCGACGCGGAGCCGGACGTTGTCGCCGTCTCGTCGTGGCTGGACGAACGCAAGGTGCTGCAGTTGGCGGGCGGGTACAACTACGTCAGCAGCCTGCAGGGCGCCGTTCCCAGCATCACGAACCTCGACCACTACGTCGGGACCGTACTGGAGATGCACAAGCGGCGGCAGGTCATCGACGCGGCACAGGCTGCGATCCACATGGCGCGGGAGAACTCGACGGCGACCGCGGACCAACTCGCCGGGGCGATCCAGGCGGGGCTTGACGCCGTGGCTGGTGGCGACACCGTGCGAATGCAGACGCTGGCCGAAGCCGCGGAGGCTTCATACAACGCGCTGCAGACCCGCAGCGAAGAGGGCAAGGGGCTCCGCGGGCTGACTACTGGCTTCCGGAAGTTGGACCTGATGACGGGCGGCCTTCGCCGTACCGGGTTGACGGTGCTGGCGGGCGAGACAGGCTCCGGCAAGACGGCGCTTGCGTTCAACATCTTGCAGAACGCGATGACTTCGCCGGATGCGGCGGACGGGCACGCGCTGGTCTTCGGCTACGAGATGAGCAACGAGCAGGTTGTGGATCGTCAGCTCGCCTCCGATGCCCGCGTGGACGGCGCCCGGATCCGAGACGGCAACCTTGCAAACGACGATTGGGGCCCGCTGCTGCAGTCGGTCGAGCGGATGCAGGGGTGGGGCAGCCGCGTTGACCTGTACGACGACGGGGCCCAGACGGTGGAAGACATCGGCGCGATCGTGCGGGCGAAGAACCGGCGCAAGGACGTTCGGCTGGTGGTGGTGGATCACCTCCTGCTGATGCCGAATCAGGACGCGCACAAGGACCGGCCAGACCTCGACATCGCGCACCGAGCGGACTCGCTCAAGCGGTTGGCGTCTTCGACTCAGTGCGCCGTGCTGGCCCTGTCGCAGTTGAACGGCAACCTCGACAGCCGCATGAGTAAAGTTCCCGTGATGGGCGATCTATACGGCTCGCGCAAGGTGAAGCAGGCGGCCAGCGAGATCCTGATGCTGTTCCGCCCGGAGATGTACGACGGTGGGCAGCCGGAGTCCGAAGGGCTGGCGCAGGTCTACGTCCGCAAGGCCCGGTTCGGGGAGATGGGTGTAGCGCCGCTGCACTTCGCAAAGCAATTCGTGAGGTTTGAGGAGGGGGACGGACGATGACCGACAACAAGAGCAACGAGGTCCGAGCGATGACGAGCACGGGCAAAGACGACTGGTGTACGCCCACGGCTGTGCTGGCTGCACTGCACGCTGAGTTCGGGTTCACGCTCGATGCGGCGGCTTCGGCCCGTTCGCTGCCGGGCGTTCGGTGGTTCGGGTTCAGTGACGAAGAGGGCGATCTGCCGTTCATCGACGGCCTTGACTCGTTGCCGTGGACCGCGTGCCAAAACGATTACGAGTGCCAGGGTAAGCCGCTGGTCGCCTTCCTCAACCCGCCGTACAGCAAGGCGGCCGGTCGCGGCAAAGGCGTCTACGCATGGCACCAACGGGCGCTGGAGGCGTCGCGCAACGGCTGGACCGTGGTTGTCCTCTGCCCGCCGCATCCCGGCCGCAAGTGGATGCAGGAGTTCGGGACGAAGGCCGACGAGGTCCGCGTGCACAAGCGGCGGCTGGCGTTCGTGGACCCGGCGACGGGGAAGGCTGTGCGCGGCAACACCCAGGACTCGTGCGTGGTTGTGTACCGCCCTCATGTGCCGACCGATGGCTGGCCCGGTGGCCCGCGATGGTCGTGGATCGATGTGCCGCGATGAGCAGCAAGCAACGAGACGGAGCGGCCGGGACGGCTATGGTGCCGTACACGCCGGGACGCTGGTTTGGTGGCGGCCAATGACCTGCCCCCGCCGAGACAAGAAAGGCAACGTCTGCGGCGGCGAACTCGTCCGCGCCCTACCCCACATCGCCGGCCTACGTTGCGCGTCGTGCAACACGCTGCAGATGGGCTCTGCCCGCCCGTGCGTAACCCGCGTGCTGTTCCCGCTGACGCAGGGCGAGCGGTGCTCCCACTGCCGCCGCGGCCCGATGGTGCTTGCGGGCGATTGGCTGGTGTGTGAGTCTGGCTGTGGATCGCGGCAACTGGCCGCGTTGGATGATGGGGTTGAGAAATGACTGATATCGAGATTGAGCAGTTGCGCGCGCTCTGCCGCAACCTAGACGCCCTGCGCAATGTGGCGGCGAGCGGCAACCACCCAAGCGAGCCGATGGCCGGGACGGTGTCGAGCCTGTCCCAGACGATCGCCGACATGGTGTCGATCGCGCTTGACGCCCTCCAGCGGGAGCGGGGCGAGGTTGAGCGGTTGAGGGCGGCGCTGGAGCGGTTCGCGGACCCGTCGTGCTGGGTGCCGCTTGACGAGTCCGAGATGGATTCCCGCGGATGGCTGCCCGACGAGCGCGGCGACGTTGTATGGAACGGGCTGGAGAGTCCCGTGGGCGCGGCGATTGAGGCGCTGGAGGGGGCCGAGTCGTGAGCGGGCTGACGAAGGCGCAGCGCGCCCTTTGGGCGGAGGCGGCCGGCGACGTGCTCACCGACGACCCGCGCCACGTCGGCGGCGTCAAGCGCACGCTGGCGAAGCGCATCGTGAAGTTGTGCGACGCCCTCGACGCGGCGGAAGCGCGGGCGGAGAAGGCGGAGGCCCTCCTCCGCACCAGCAACGCCGAGGCGTCGCAGGCGGTCAACGCGATTGTGGCGGGGGTGGAGGCGAGGGCTGACGAGGAGGCGCGCTCGCTGATGGCCCGGCTGGAGGCGTCGCACGAGGCGCTGGCCGCGTTGTCCTACGGAACGGACCCTGCGGGTGGGCTGTGCTGGTGTACGCAGACGCCGCACGGCAAGCACTCGTCTCCGTGCCGGCTGGCGCGCGCCGCATTCGCCATGAGAGGCGACGACGGGGCGCGGACGACCGCGGACACCCCCGACACCGAGAAAGGGCCGGAGGCGGCGGCTGAGAACCCTTACCGCCCGGAATGGAGCACGACATGAGTGAGGACTGCAACTACTCGATGTGCGGCGCTGTTGGGTGCGTGAACTGCTACCCGCCTCCGACCATCCCGACTATTCACAAGGAGCCTATTCCGCGCGGCGTCGGATTCTCCGCTCCGATTCGCCGCGATGACGACCAGCCGATGGCGCTGGACTACGACGGGCGCAAGTACGTCTGCATCGACCCCGACGAGTGGGCGCGGGTGCAGGGGGCGGCGCGGCAGTGGTCCTTGCTGGTCCGTGCGCTGTCCCTGCGTGGGCCGACCGCCGAAGATGCGTCCCCGTTGACCAACGCTGTCACCCGGGCCGTTTATGCAAGTTCAGCAGAGGAGGCTGGCCGCGAGTTGTCCTACGCTAGAGGTCACGCCGCAGACGAAGCAACCGAGGCTGCACAGTGACCGCCGAATGGCGCCACCGCGCAATCGAGGCAGAGAAGGCGCTTGTGGTGATGGGCGAGAACTTGAAGGCGGCGCTGGGCAAGCTCGCGTCCCGCACAGCCTCGCTGCGGGAACTGCGCGAGTCGATGCACAGCGTGTGCGATGATTGCCGTGACGAGGGATGGGCCTCGGCGGTTGACGAGATGGAGGGCTGAGATGGGTGAGCAGAAGGTGCCGGTTGGGTATTCGGGGGCGAGCATCAGGGTGACCTGGGGCGCCGAGAGCGTGTTCACGTACAACTGGGTCGGCGACTCGTGGGGCGCGCTTGATGTGGAAGGGAGGTGTCCGCACGACCTCGTCCCCGGTGGTCGTTGGGAGAACTGCTACGCCTCGGGCGAGCCCTGGTTGCTGTCTGTCGAGTGGCTGACCCCCGAACCGGCAACCGCCGCCGCCGAACAACCCGACCCCACCCCGAGCGACGGCCCCGCCGTCTGGTCCCTGGTGATCCGCGACATGGCGGACCGGGACGCGATGGGCGCCGAGAGGTACGGAACGAGGCTGCAGCCGCACAACGGGCGGGATGCTCTGCGGGATGCTTACGAGGAGGCGCTGGACCTGTGCGTGTACATGCGGCAGGCGCTGTTTGAGAGGGATGGGCGATGAGTGGACCGACTTACATGACTGCGGCGGACTTGATTGAGGCGCTCCAGCGCGTTCCGCCGAACACGGCGATCGCGACCCCCGGCTACGAGGGCGGATGGGATCTCGTTGACGCCGTCCACTACACGCGGATGGGGCCGCATGAGGAGGATGGCCCCGGCCACTACGGCGCGCGCGAGGAAACGCACTGGTACAAGGGAGAAAGGTCCGGATTGCTGGTGGTTGCGCCCTACAAGGTTGACGGCCACGGCACCCCGTTTTCCGGCTGGGAGATTGGCGCGGAGGACGAGGATCCGAATGGGGATGGGCGATGAACGACGACATCAAGCCGGGCGACGCCGTGCGCCTGATGCCGGGATGGCGGGAGGGCAACGGCGAGTGGGTCGAACTGCTCGTCTGTGGCGTGGCAACGAGTCAGGGCGGTAGGAAGGCTGTGCTGCTCGGTGGGCAGTGGTTCGACTGGCCGTACACGGGGCAAGCCGCTCCGGTGTTCGCTCTCGATTGGGTTTCGTGGCATGCGGAGGTGGCGGAATGAACGACGCAGACGCGAAGGCGTTGGGGCTTAGGGCGCTGGCGGCGGGGTTTGAGTGGGCGGCGGGGTGCCTCGATGGCGCCGACGCCGTTCGTCTGCTAGTAAACGACGCGGGCCACTGGCTCTACTTTGAGTATTGGGGGGAGGCTGAATGGTACACGGGCCACGCCGCGAACTGCCTTCATCGAATGTGGCCCGACTTCCGCGACCCGGCGACGACGGGGGTGCTGACTGCACAGGTGCGGGCCATCCACCCGGACCGAGGAGTGACGCTCCAGCGGCACGCGCCGCCCCTGCTGGTGCTCGTTGACGGACCGGACAACAGCGAGCCGGACCCGGGCGAGTGGGAAGTGGTCATCTACTTCCGGTCCGGTTGCGGCATCGCAGGGTCGGGCCCCACCGAGGCCCATGCCCTCGTGGCCGCCCTGGAAGCGGCGAACGGGCGCGATGCGCTTGGTGGGAGGTAGGGGTGGGCTGGACGTACACGAAGGAACACGACCGGCAGACGGAGGGGCTGGGAAGCTGGGTAAGCCTCGACTGCCCCGCGTGCTGGGGGCCTGTGCCGTCCGCCTCGCCGCTGGGGTCTGGCATGTGCCCGCCGAGGTGCGGCACATGCGGATTGCGCGTCGCGGTCGAGGGCGCCTATCGCACAAAGACGGGCGCGTCGTCGGGGCATGTGGTTGCGCTGGACCCGCCGATGGAACACGAGGCGTATGGGTTGAAGCGGAGCGACTACCGGCACGCGCACGACTTCCACGACGCTGTGCGGGAAGCGATGGGCGAGCCGGTGGAGTATGGGTGGTAATGATGCCCCCGAACGAAGTGTCTACACATAGCCGCTTGGTGGCGACGAATTGGCGCAGGGCGCCGGGGTGGAGGTAGGGGTGGGCTGCGCGTACTGCTCTGAGCCGATGCCAGAGGGCAGGCGCGGCAAGTTCTGCTGCGATTGGTGCAGGGCCGAACAGGTCGCAGCGAACCGCGCCCCTCCACTCCCGGGCGGTGAGTGGATTGATGACCCGAATGAGAACCGCGCGCTCTGGTCCTGCGTCGGCCTGATGCGGAGAGGTTGCCCGAGGCGCAAGGCCGTCGAGTGGGCCAGCGGCAGGTACGCAGTGGACGAGGTGCGGTTGTGGGTCTTGCTGGACAAGCACGAGCCGACGGTGCGGAGAAGGATGGTGGGGGGATGAGCCCCTTAGTGTCCCCGCAACACCAAGCCCTTTGCGCGCCACCCTATCCCACCACGTTGCTACACTCTGCGACACGAGGAGCGAGTGATGGAATACGTTGACTGCAGTAACGATGAGACTCGCTGGGCCGACATGGAGCGCCGCTGGCGTGCGGCCGTCGAGGCGGGAGACACTGCCGGCATGCCGAACATGTTGGAGATGCGCCGGGCCGCCCTCGCTGTGTGCCGGCTTGTCCCGGGCGATGCTGGGCGGCTGACAGTGCGCGGTCCCGGGTTCGTCGTGCATGAGGCGGCTGAGATGTACCGACTTGTCGCGGAGCAGGTGGCGCGATGAGCCGCACGACACGACAGAAGAAGCGCCGCCCGTGGTCGAAGGAGATCAAGGAGCAGCGGAAGCAGTGGACGCGAAAGCTCCGCGCTCGCACCCGGCAGGCGATCCACCGCGGCGAGGACGGGCCCCGCTGGCGCAAGACCTGCGGTTGGATGACTTGGTGAACACATGAGCCACCCTGGACCCAGCAAGCAAACCCGCGAGCGCATGGACGAGGTGCGCGCCATCATCAAAGGTGAGGGCTGGTCTGATGCCGTGTCCTCCCACCTCTCCGAAGAGTGGGGCGTTGCGCGTCGGCAGGTTCGCCGTATTCGGCTGATGGCGCTCAAGGAGTTGAAGGCCGAGGCGGACGAGGACGCAGCCGAGGGCGTTGTAGCTCTTGAGTTCCTGGCGGACGTTGAGCGGCACACGCGGCGAGCGTCGGAGGACGGGGCGCACGGGCCGGTGTCGTCGCTGCTGAAGATCCGACAGACGGTGCTCGGTGTTGAGAAGGCGCCGCAAGAGCAGCAGCCGGTGTCGAGCGAGGACGAGGTTGCTGTGGTCGCGCTGGCGCTGTCGGAGGACGCGGAGTTCGCTGCTGCTGTGCGGGAGGCGATGCGGGAGCGGGGGGCGTGGGAAGGGTTTGTCAGTCCGGCGCAGCCGGATTAGCAGCAGAGGGCGAAGCCCGACGCGAGAGCAAAAGCCTATATTTGCTTAAGTCGTGCCAACTTCTCGCGTACCGCAACTAACCCCGCGGTATCGCTGCGTTCTTAGGCGCGACGGCGACTGTACCAAAAGACGCTACACTGTACCCTTGCGCGCTACAGTGTACCTGTATACGCTACACTCATGGATGACGATGGAGCGGCGGCGGAACCGCGGAAGACTCTGGTTCAGTGCGCGGGGGAGGTGTTGGCCGACTGGCGAACGCGGACTGTTAGCTCGCTGGCCGAAGAGTCGGGGTATTCGCGCTCGTCGCTGACGGCGTTGGAGAAGGGGCGACGGCACGATATGCGTGTCTCGTCGTTGGACGCAGTGTGCGCCGCTTACGGCGTTGAACTGCTGGACGTTCTGTACGAGGCGCAGCAGCGCCAGTACACGGAGGATGGGTGATGGACACACACGAAGAACTGGCCGCTGCGCTGGAGCGGTTGGTTTGCGCTCAGAGCGACTACCGCGATGCGGTTGATGGGATCCTGGACTACACGGGCCAGTTGTCGCGAGACGACTATGTGCGAGATGAGGCGGCCCGTCTGGACGAGGCGTCCCGCGAGTTCGCCGCCGCTGTCCGTCGAGCGTCCCCGTGCTACTGCGAGTGCGGGGGGTTGGGGTGACCGCCCGCCGAGTCGTGGCCGAAGGAGGAGCGATGAGCGAAGGTGGATGCCCCCACTGCCCAGGACCGCCGCACAAGATGTCGTGCGAATCGCCCGGTCGCGTGGTCCCGCCTGCTGTCGAGGCCGCGACCGAGGTGCTGACGGTGACGAGCGATGTGCCCGGGATGGGCGGGGAAGGAGGAGTGATGACTTGGAGCAACGAACCGCCGCCCGGATACGCAGAGTGGTCGGCGTGGAACGAGGCAGGGCGCAGCGCCCGACTCGGAGGCGAAGACCCGCCGAGCCCGCCCGGCCGGTTCCAAGACCTTGAACTGCTGCTGGTCTCGATTGGCGGCGACCGCCCCGAGTTGATGGACGTAGACGACCTGTCGTCCATCAACTGGAACCCGGAGGCCGACCGCTGGCACCCCATCCCCAAAGGGTGGGCCCAATGACCGTCCAAATCTGCGTCAAGCTCGTCGGCTGCGATGTCCCGCTGCGGTTCGTGTGCGAGAAGCGGTATGGGGCGGATGAGGTGCGGGAGTGGCTGAGGCCGCTGATCAACCCGAAACTGGCGCGCGTGCGGTTGCTCACCGCCGTCTCCCGCCCCGTCCTCGTGATGTCGCAGGTCCAGGCTATTTGGGTGGAGGTGGAGTGATGGCAGGTCGCAAGAAGCTGGTGAAGCCGAGCGAGGCCGTGCGCCGCCTTGAGCGCGAGCGAGACGCTGCGGTGCTCGATGCTAAGTCACAGGGCATGGCCGCTGATGTGTGGAGGGCGGCTGCCCTGTGTGCCGCGTCTGAGGTCGAGCGCCTTTGTGCGGAGTTGCGCGCGGCGACGCCCGGGCCGTGGTCCGATGATGAGGACGACGACCCCACCCCTTGACCCCCCGCCCACCAGCGGGCACAATTCCCCCGTCGCTACCCCTCTCCAGGCGACCGCGCGGCCGTGTCCCCCCATCCAGCCAGCGCACGAAGGGCTCCCGGTTTCGGCTGGGGGCCCTTCGTCGTTCTGGTTCCCAATCTCCCCGACATTCCACCAGGGGAATATGGCGGGGTTTAGGAAGGGTCGGACTCCCGCCTCTCGCTGAATGCGTGGCGCATGCGGTCGGCCACGCCCATCTCGTCGAGCACGCCATCCGCGTACCGGCCGAGGGCGGCGAGCATGTCGCGCGCTGGGTGCTGGGCGGTCGCCCACCCCCACTCCCCGGCCCGCAGGTCGCCACCAATGAGCACGCCGGACTCCATTGGCTCGTCCGCCTCCGGGCTGTGCAGGAACTCCTGCATGTGGTCGAAGGGCCCTAGACACGCCCTCAGCGAGTCCGCGATGAAGTGCGGCACAACCCGCCCGCCGTTCGTGTCCACTCGTTGGGAGCAGCGGGGGCAGACGGTTAGCGCGAGGTCCGCGGGAGGGGTTGGGCTGGATTGGTCGAGGTGGTCGGTCATCGCTTCTTTCCCTTCCTGCGACGCCTGCCGCCCCGTGGCCCCGGCGCACTGCGACGGCCGCTGCTGTACCCACCGCGCTTCTGGTCGAGGAAGGCGGCCTGTTCTTCGCCGGGGATGACGGGATCGCCGCACTTAGCCAACTCGGCAACCATGCGCTCAAGGGCCAGCCGGGACTCGTCAAAGCCTGTCGCCACATCGCGCAGCGGGGCGTTGATGCGCTCCAACTGAGCGGGCGTGATGAGTTCGGCCGACGCGACAGCATCGAGGGCGTCGCGCATGGCCCGCGCTGCGTTCCCGGTGTCGAGCACGAGGATACGGGGCGAACGCCAAAGGAGCGGGGCCAGCGGGTCGTTGTGGTCGGTCACGGTTCCTCCGTCGCGGGCGTAGGCCCAACTAGCACGAGCCCCATGTGCGGCCAGTCCATCGGGTGCGCGAACACCGTCCGGCCGATGTCGTCCACGCAGGACACCTCATCGCGGTACACGGCGACAACATCCACCCACGCGACGCCGTCCGGTCTCGGGCTGGGCGCCATGTACCTGCGCCCCTCGACCGGCCACCCGTCGGGCGTGGCCATCGTGGCCGAGTAGTAGTGGTGAACGATGGCGGTTTCGGTGTCGCCGTTGTGCTCGTCGTCGTCAGGGTACGCGCTCATTCGGGGGTTCCAAGGAACTCGGCCAAGAACGCCTCGCCCTTGCCGTAGCAGTCCACGTCTCCGGGTCCGACGTACTTGACGGCTTCGACCTTGAACACGCCGTGCGGGTCGAGCTCCTGCCCTTGGGCGACCGCGTGCGCCGACGAATCCAGCAGGTTCGACGGGCAGGTGTGCTCCTCGTAGAAGTACCGCTGGCCCTCGACTGTCACGCCTTCCGGGGGCGTGCTGTTGTCTGCCGGCCCCCACGCCATCCCGACCGCAACGAACCGCACGGGAGGCTCGGAGCCTTCGACGCGCAGCGCGACCATAATGGTGTGCTTGCGGCTGCGGGGGCCCGTCGCCGGGGACGATAGGACCAGCGGACCCGCGACCTCTCCGCAGACGCCCAACCCGCAGCCCCCGCAGAACCACGGCCCCCACCACCTGCCGTGCTCGCCGAGCAGGTGGTCGATGGCGCCAACGTCGCCGCCGCATTCGGGGCAGAGGATGATGGTCTTCGTCTCGGTGCGTGTGCTCATTCGGAACCTCCCACCAACCCCCGGCGCCGGCATTCGGCTAGGAGTTGGGCGTCTGTGGCGTCGGACAGTGGCTCCCGAATCGTCAGCGCGTAGTCCGTCACGCAGCCGGGCGCGTCCCACGAGCACGACGGGCTTTCGTCGCAGTCGATGAGGCCGGCATCGACAAGGGCGTAAATGGCCCGCTCGCGCCTGCCGTCGTAGACGTGGAGCACGTCCGGGTCGGCGGCGCGGACCTCGGCCAACAGGCGACGCTGTGCGGGGGTCATCGACCCACCCCCGGCGCAGCGCGGAGGGCCATCAGCAGCGCCTCCGCTTCGGTGTCGGCCCAATGGGTCCAGCCGTTCACCTCGTCGTTCTCGCAAGCCCACGACTCCATGCGCCCGCACCAGCGGAGGGAAGCGCGGGGAGCGTTGCGCCGCCGCCGCACAAGCCAAAGGACCCAGCCCAGGACGCGGGGGTCGGACAGGTCGGGAAGGATGGGGTCACCGTCGTCGGCTGCGATGCGGGCACTGTCTGTGTACTGCCACGGACCCACGCCCATGATTTGATAGAGCCCCGGCAGGTCTCCGAGCAATTCGGTCTCCCACGGCCACGCCCACCCATCGCAAGCAACCAACGCGCGTGCGGTCTCGATGGCGGCGGGGGTCATTGGGAGTCCCCCCGAACCAGCGCCAGCCCGCGCCGGACCAACTCGGTGAAAGTCTCGGGCTGCGCGTCCACCCACTCGTCCCACTCGCCCGACTCCAGGCGGACGGAGCGGTTACGACCCGCGCGCTGGTCCTCGGGGAGAGGGGGGCGGCCCTTCGGCGCCGGCCTGCTGTGGAAGACGTCAATAAGCACCTGCGGTTCGCACTCGTCGCTCATGGCGACAGCGAGCGCATCCTCACCGGTTCGCCCCCAGCCGACAACGGCGCTCCAGTCGCGGTTCGCGCTCCGCGTCGTGACAGTCAGTTGAGCCCCAATGCGCCGGAGGTGGCGGTCGTGGTCGTAGTCCAAGGCGTAGGCCGAGAGGTCCGGCCACTTCGTAACGAGGGCCTTGGCGAACGGGTCGGAGTGGAGCCACATCGCGCGAATGTTGGCAGCAACATCCGCAGCCGCTTCCAACTCGCCCGATTCGGCAAGCTCGCGGTGGAGGTTCTGGAGTTGCTGGCGGTCGGTGTTCATCTTCATCTCTCCTGCGGTCGCCCGCGGTTGGGGGTCTAGTTGATGTCGGCGCACAGCGCGGGCACTCGCCGCGTCTCGGGGTCCACCGAGAACGAGAGGAGCCCCACGGACGCTTGCGGGCGGACCCACGAACGCGCGAGCGATTCGGCAAACGCGGGGGTTCGCTTGTCCGCCGCGACGAGGACGAAGGACGTGTTCCCGAGATAGTCCGAGATGCGGACCTGCCAGACGTTGATGTGCTTGCTCATGGTGCTCTCCAGTGACCCGCTGTCCCTCAGCGGTGAAACCATCCTATTACTGTCCGACAGGAAGTACAAGCGAATGCTGAAAATAAGCACGACTCGCCCGGGTGCGGTATTGGTTGTGGGTGCGAATCAAGTGGGGGCGTGGCATAATTGGGGCATGAAGAAACTAACGGCGAGTCTCTACAGCGCGTTGCGCGAACGCGGTGAACGCGCCACCGACCCGTTTGAGAAGTACTGGAGCGGGGAGGCTGGCAAGGGTGGGATGAGCCCGGGTCAGCGTAGATTTCATACAGGCCAGTCGCGTAAGCGGGCCCTGCGTGCGGCCAATCAAGTGGGTAAAGCGCTAAAGTCGAGCGAGCCCGTCCTGACGCCGACAGGATGGCGCCCCATCGGCTCCCTGTCGGTCGGGGATGCTGTCATTGCCGGCGATGGCACATCGACCCAGGTTATCGGCGTCTACCCGCAGGGCGCGATCGACCTGTTCCGCCTGACGTTCGCTGACGGCTCCACATCGCTTGCATGTGCGAACCATCGGTGGTTGACGGCCTGCGGGCGGGAGAGGTTCGGCGCGAGCCGGGGCAACGAGCGATGGGTGGTGCGAACTACCGGTGAACTGCTGGAGCGCTGCGGCGAGTCGCCGAAGGGGCCGCAGCGAGCGGCGATGCCGGCTGTGCTCCCGGTCCAGTTCGCCCCCGCGCCCCTGCCGGTTGACCCTTACCTGCTCGGCGCGCTGCTGGGCGACGGCTCGCTGCAGAAGGGGGCCATCACCCTCTGCTGCCCTGACGTTGCTGTGATCGAACGTGCTAGCGCTGGCCTGCCACAGTCGGACGAGTTCGGGCCGCCGTGCAGCAAGGGCCTGACGTACCGGCTCCGGCGTCGGGCGCGCACCCATTGCGCGAAGGGCTACCCGCTGCCCACTGACACGATGGCGGCGCTCCGCGGTATGGGCATCGATGGCAAGCGCTCGTGGGAGAAGGCGATCCCCGCGCCGTACATGCTGGGCAGCGTCGAGCAGCGCACGGATCTACTCCGCGGTCTGATGGACACGGACGGGACCTGCACGAAGACAGGGTGCGCCACGTACACCAGCGTCAGCCTGGAATTGGCAGAGGGCGTGCGGGACCTCGTGCGATCACTCGGCGGCAAGGCCCGCGTCACGGAGCGTCAAACGCACTTCACGTACAAGGGCGTCAAGAAGCCGGGCCGTGTGTCGTTCCGCGTCCGAATCAGGCTGCAGGACATCAACCCGTTCCACCTGCCGCGCAAGGCCGCGCGCTGGTTCCCGCCGACGAGCACGACCCGCAATCGGGTGCTGCTGACCATCGAGCCTGCCGGCCGCGGGGACGCTACGTGCATCGCGGTCGCCCACCCGGATAGGACGTTTGTAACTCGCGACTATCTGGTGACGCACAACTCCGTAGCCGGGGCGTTTGAGGATTGGTGCCACGCCCTCGGCCGTCATCCGTTCCGCGAGGTGGCAGCGGCGCCAACGCACGGCGTGATCATCATCGGGATCGTCAGCGAGCACTGGAGTGTCATCAGCCGGAAGTTGCGGGAGGTCGAGCCGCGCAACGTGCTGCACCCGTCCTGCCAGTACATCGAGGGCAAGGGCTACACCTACCGGGGCCGCTCGATGGTTGCGCTCGCCAACGGTTCGACGATGACCCCGAAGTCAGGCAAACAGTCCGTGGTTGCGCTGGCGGGCTCCACCGTGTCGTGGCTGCACGCTGACGAGCCAATGCGGGCCAGCCATTGGGGCGAGGCCATGAGCCGCGTTGCCGTGAAGCAGGGGCCCGTCTGGTTGACGTTCACGCCGGTAGACGTTGGGCAGTCCTTGATCTGGCTCCGCCACAAGCTGGAACTCACGGACGGGCACGAGGCAGACCACGACCCCGGCTGGTCGCAGACCGTCATCCAACTCAACACCGAAGACTGCCCACACCGCACCGAGGAGGACATTCGCGAGCAGATGTCTGTCTATCTGGAGTGGGAGCGCGTGCAGCGCACTACAGGCGGCTGGGAGGGCATCAGCGGCGGGCGACGGCTGGCGAACTTCGACGGGCGGCAGACGTTCCCGTGGACTGGCTTCTCATCCCTCCCCGGGCTCCGCGGCTCCGACCTGCGCGTCGGCCTCGCTGGCGACCACGGCGAGCGAGCCGGTGCGGAATACTGGCTCCTGTACGTCTACACCCTCGCCCCCCGGCATGTGTGGGTGCTGGCCGAGTACGAGTCGCCCACGGCTACGACGGTCGAGCGCGATGCTTCGCACCTCAAGGAACTGCTCACGGCGAAGGGGCTCGCAGTGGGCGAGGTGGACCGGTGGACCGGCGACGTTAACAGCAGCGGCAAGGGGGACTCCCCAGGCGTCCGCGTCAACGAGTTGTTTGAGCGCGAGCTGGGCCTACGCTTCGGAACCATCGAGACGCCTAAGAAGGGCGCTGGGTCCGTCGAGTGGGGAACCCGCGTGCTGAACTACGCGCTGGGCGCCGACGCTCTGCACATCGAGGAGCGGTGTTCGGTCCTGCTGGAATGCGTGCGCCGCTGGGAGGGCACGAACATCGGCAACGACAAGGACCGGAAGCACGCGATCGACTCGCTGCGTTACGGGCCCGGCGAGGTGCTGGAGGACATCATGCCGGGGGTGGCGTTGCGGTTCCGGTCTTAGCCAGAACGACAAAGGCCCGCCGAAGCGGGCCCGTGTCTGGTTGGGCGGGGCGGGCTAGTCCGCGATGGTCTCGGCGTCGATGGGAATGATCTGGTTGTTGTTCGGCGTGCCGGGCGCGATGATCTTGACCTTGGCGCGGTAGGGTCGGCCGGGCAGGTTGGGGAGAGACGCGGACATAACAACCGCGATAACGGGGCCACCAGAGCAAGGCAGGGCGCCGGACGCGGGGCCGGCGGGGAAGGTGTAGCCGTAAGCGGAGAGGGGGTAGAGGGTGAACGCCTTGCCAATGGTGACGGCGAAGTGGCCGAAGTTTGCGACGGTGCCTGCGGTCATACTGCTCTCCGGTTGTGACCCGCTGTCCCTCAGCGGTGAACCAATAGTATTACTGTCCGGCGGGAAGCACAAGCAGAGAATCACACTTTCTTAAAGAAAGGCCGGAGGCCCGCATAGTTGCTAGGGTTGCGGGCATGACCACCGCCCGCATCTTCATCGACACCAACGCCCTTCGCGCGAACCGCAAGGACAACGGGTGCCGCCCGACCATCACGACCGACGCGGAGGATGGGCGACACCAGACGCACGCCGTCAGCATCCACGGGCCGGACGGTAGCGAGGTGGCGCGACTGGTCTACGAACCAGACGACCCGTGGTCGGGCACGGCAGAGGTTTGGGTCGAGGTGCTTGACGGCTCTACTGTCAAGTTCCGCTAATCGTTGACCGTCCGATTGTATGGTGCAAGTATCCGAAACGTGACCGGACGCATCGACGCCTGCTACGACCTTGAGTCTCTGCCCCCGCTGCCGGGAGGGACGGCCGACTACGCCCGCCGCTCTGAGGCTGCGCGGCGTGAGCGCCTGTTGTCGGGCGCGTGGCAGCAGGACTTGATCGAACGCATCTCTGCCCGATTCGGCGGCGACTCCGTGCGCCGTCGCGTCATGGGTACGCCCGCGCTGACGAGCAACCTTGCCGCGTCTATCGCCCGCCAGTTGTCCCGGCTCTACGACCGCGAGGGCACGGCGCAGCCCGTCGATGCCGCCGAGGGCGTCGCTGATGACTTCGTGGAGGCGATGTCACAGGCTGGCTTCTGGACGATGGGGCGACGGCTGCAGCGGTCTGTGAACATCGTTCGGGACGGGCTGCGGCGCGTCGATGTGGTCGGCCCCGAAGGCTCCCGCAAGTTGCGGCTGATGAACGTCCCGCTTTCGCAGTGCTATCTAGAAGGTGCGGCCGAGTGCCCGGAGGACGTTGTTGCGTTCGTCCATGCGCGGCCTCGCCACCTTGCAGGGCACAAGTCGGCGCCGTGGACCTGGGACATCTTCGACATCTCGGACCCGTCCAACCCCCAGCGGCGCGTGCTGCTGGCGAAGGAGTTGAAGGACGGCGAGTCCTGGCGGGACATGATCGGGCACGCCGACTACGACGTTACGGCCGAGGCGCTCGGACTGCCGGAGGGGTCGTCTAACGACGCACTGTCCGGCGCCGGGTACGTCTCCCGCTACGGCGAGGGGCAACGCCCGTTCATTCCGGTGTCCATGTACCGCGCAGAGCGTAGCGGCCAGATGACCACGCCCTACGAGGGGCGCGAGGTCGTCGAGGCTACCTACGAGTTCGGCGAGCTGTGGCACTTTTGGGACCACTCGATCTTCAACGCCTCGTGGCCCCAGCGGTACAGCCTCAACGCTGACCTCATGGGCGCGTCTGGCAGCCCTGCCGGCGACCTCCCCTCGGACTCGTTCAACAACGTTGAGACGGACCCGTCGAGCCTGCTGCAGTTCAAGAGCCGCGGGAACTCCCCGGCGCAGTTCGGGCAGTGGATGCCGGGCGGGGATCCGTCCTCGCTTCAGATGGCGATTCAGGAACGACAGGACGCGGTGCTCTCGGAGATGGGTGTTGCCGGTGGCGCCGAAGCGCGCGCATCTGGTCAGGCCCGCAGCGGCTTCGCGATCGAACTGGACCGCGCCACGGTGCGCGAGTCGCAGACGCGGCAGGAGCCGTCGTTCTCGATGGCGGACGCGGAACTGCTGGGCAAGGCCGCGGCGCTCGCCAACCGGGAGGCGCTTTACGGCGTGCTCCCTGAGTCGGCGTGGCAGGTCGCTTACGCCGGCTTGCCGCCCTCCCGCGAGGAGCGGGATTCGGTGCGCTCGCAGGTAGAGACGATGGGCGAGATGGGCGTTAAGCCTTCCCGCCCGTGGGTGGTTGCTCAGATCCTGGGCGTTGCACCGGACACCGCGAAGTCGCTGCTCCTGCAGTGGCAGCAGGACGAGCGTGAGGAACAGATGGCGGCGATCGCTTCGGGGATGCTCCCGCGCGGGCCGCAAGAGGGTGACGCATGAGCGACGAGACGGAAGATCCGAAGGTTCTTGGGCTGCGCAAGCAGGTCGAGGCACTCCGCGAGCAGAAGCGCGGCCTGTCCGCCGAACTCGACACCGCGAAGGCGAGCCTCGCCGCAACGACGAAGGAGCGTGACGCCCTCGCCAAGAAGGCAGCAGCGTTCGACGCCCACGCCGACGAGACGGCCGAACTTCGCAAGGAGCGAGATGCCGCGGTGTCCACGCTCACCTCGTTCAAGGCCAGCGCCAGCGCCCATCAGGCGATGCTGTCCGCTGACGGCGTGCGGGTCACGGACGAGGACGTTCGCGAGTTGACGCTGATGAAGTACAACAAGTACGCCGAGGCCGAGGGCGCGAAGGCGCAGGATTTCGGCGAGTGGTTCGGCGAGCAGTCTTCGGGCGCGATGTACAAGCCGTTTCAGTTGGCGACCGCCGCGCCGGTTGAGGCCCCGCCCGTTGGCGAGGCTGCCCCGCCTGCCGCCGCCCCTGACGCGCCCGCAGCGCCCCCCGCCCCGGTGCCCCGCGACCTGACCGCGCACGCCCCGCCGCCCAACGGTGGCCCGGTGTCGATCTGGAAGCGTCTCGCCGATAGCCCCGATGGGCTGCGTAAAGAGTTCGACATGGCAGCGCCGCTGCCGAAGTAGCGCCCGGCGTTCGCCTTTCCTTGACATTGCGTCGGGGATTGTGAACGCTAGCGATACACAACCCGGGCCCGCACCCGGGTCGCCGCCGTCAAGGGCGTAACAGCGGGCCACAACGATCCTTAGGAGGATTGACCGTGGCCAACACGACTTACGCTACCGATGGCGCGAACCTGCGCCTTGCCGAAGTGCCGACCGCACTTCTCCACCTGACCCTCGCTGACCGCGTTGATCTGTCGGCGCTCTGCGTTGACCTCGGTGACGCGGCCGGCTCCGGCTCCAGCGTCGGGCACGTTCCGAAGTTGACGCTGACCGACAACCTCACGGCGACCGCCGCCGAGGACACCGACATCTCGGCCACCTCGATCTCCTCGGGTCAGGTCCAGTTGACGGTCGCCCGGTACGCGCTGGTTCGGAAGTTCGCTGACCTGTTCGCCGGCACTGCCGGCCCCGGTCAGGCGGGCCCCGCGCTCATCGCCGCCGACGCCGCCGACGCCATCAGCCGCACCCGCTCGGGTCTGGTTGCCGGCACCTTCGGCTCGGCCAGCAACAACGTCGGCACCAGCGGCGTTGACCTGACGGTTAGCAACGTCTACTCGGCGATGTACCAGTTGATGCAGGATCTCAACCAGCCCCGCTTCGCCTGCGTGCTGGCCCCGGTGCAGTTCACGGACTTCATCGAGGACATGCGCGGCGAGTCCGGTCCCCAGCAGTGGGTCCCGGCGTCGCAGGCCATGCTCGGCGCCAAGGGCCCCGGGTTCGTCGGCGAGTGGAACGGCATCGAGATCTACACCTCGGCCGAAGTGGACACCGCGAATGCTGGTGCTGACCGTCAGGGCTGCATGTTCGCCGCTGGCGCCATCGGCTTCCGCGAGATGTCGCTGAACGGCATCCCGGGCATCGCCGGGGTCCCGGGCATCCCGGCCGGTCTGCGGGCCGCGATCGAGTTCGACCGCACCGGCACGGCCGCGCTGTCGTCCTACACCGTCCACTACTACCCCGCGTTCTCGGTCCTTGAGGCCGATCGCATGGTGTCGATCACGACCGACGCCTGATGAGTCGGGCGGGCGTCGGGGGTTGTCCTCGTCGCCCGCCCACATCGTCCCCCGGGTAGCAACCAAGGAGAGCCTAGATGGCTGTCAACAAGAACAAGCTGACGAGTGAGGGGTCCGTTGAAGCGGTGCGCCCGTCGCGTAAGGATCTGCCGGGCAACCGGGAGTTCCGCATGGTTCACTACCCGAACCACTGGAACTTTGACGCCGAGACTGGCGAGTTCCTCCCCGGGCTGAAGACGCAGAGCGCCACGCCCGGCTGCAACGGGATCCCGCAGAACGGGAACCTGACGAACATTCGCACGATGGTCGCAGAGCGCGGCGGCGTGTTCCTTGAGATCGGCGAGATGGGCCGGCGCCAGGGTCTCGGCGAGTACGCCGATTACGTTGAGTACGCGGTCAACGACGCTGGCCAGCGGCACTACCACACGCAGTGGACCGAGTTCGACCAGATCGGCAACCGGGTCTACCCCCGCCACGACGCAGACGGCGCGCGCGAGTTCGCCCGCTTCCTCGTCAAGTCGGGCGTGGTCCGTGGTCTGCATCCGCAGATCAAGGAGAAGTTGATCAACGACCAGTTGCGCGCCGTCAACGGCGTTCGCAACCGGCCGAACCGCGAGAAGGAAGCGCAGCGCCAGGACGACATTCTCTCGGCCATGCGCCAGGGCGTTCCGGTCTCGACCATCATCGCGGCCCGGGAGAACCCGACGCCCCCGAAGACGAAGCGCAAGCCCGGCCCGAAGGCGGCCACGGCATGAGCAAGCCCGACATGAACACCACAGCCGGCCGGGAGCGTGACGCGCGCACCCGGATCGACAACATGCAGAACCACCTCACCCGTCACGGAATGCGTGCGGGGGATGCCCAGAAGATCGCCGTTCGGGAGGCCCGCAAGGCTGACCGCAAGCGGAGCGAAAGCAAGTAACACCTTGCCCCCGCGGGGGCTGCCCTTCGGGGCTAGGAGCAGACATGGACAACAGGAACCGCCGACTCCCCCAGCCTCAGTGGAAGCGCCCCGTTCAAGCTGAGGGCATCGTCCTCGTCTCGCGGGCGACCAAGGACCAGTCCAACGCGGCTGACTTCATCGCCCCCGTCGATGTGACATCGGTGCTGATGGAGGACTTCCACGGCGCCGCTGGTGCGTCCATCCCGGCGCCCTTCGCTGTCGCCTCCACTGAGACGGGCGGAACTCCGGTCAAGGACTTCCTGAGCAACTCGTTTGCCGGCGCGCTCAAGCTCGCGGGTGACACGACCAGCGAGGCGCAGTCGGTCCGCGTGGACTTCGGTGACAACCTGATCATCAACTCCGGCGCCAATCCGGTGATGGAGGCGCGGATCAAGGTGCAGTTCAACAGCACCGACACCGAGTTCACCCCCGACGAGCGGCTCGTGGTCGGCCTCTGCGGCGCCTACAACGCGACGCTCGACAGCGTTGCCGCGCACGCATGGTTCCGCATCGAGGGTGCCAGCCTCAACCTGCTCATCGAGTCGGACGACGGCACCACGGACGATGACGACAACGACAGCGGCGTGGACATCGTGGACGACGAGTGGATCGTCCTCCGCATCGACGCCAGCGACCTCGCCACGGTTCGCTTCTACGCCAACGGTGCGCCCTGCGGCGAACTCGACGCGACGGACCTGAGCGGTGGGCTTCAGCCCATCGTCGCGTACCAGAAGGACGCGGGCGCCGAGGCTCAGGTCATCCTCGTGGACTACATCAAGGTGTGGGCGGACCGATAGGTCAACTGAGGAAGGGAGGCCAGAATGGCTATCACCACAGTGATCGGCGGCGACAGCATCAAGGCGGTCCTTCCGACCTTCGGGCTGACGACTGCCTACAAGACCGTGACCGACTGGATCACCGTCGAGAACGCGACGCGGTTCGACATCGGTTCGGATGACGTTGCGATCGGGATCGTGATCAAGGTCTCGTTCGACGGAGGCACCACGTTCAGCGGCGACATCGCGCTTGACGCTGGGTTCGGGGTCTACCCGATCGCCATCAACCGCGGGCAGACGCTGACGCTCGATGTGAAGTCCGCCAGCGGAACGCCGAACCTGGGCGGCGTCGCCTACACGGGCGCCTGATGCCGAGCCTCAAGGGCAAGGCTGGCGGGGCCGCAGAGGTCACCCCCTACACCGAGATCACCGTCGCGCGTACCGCGTCGTCTGGCACTCCGTCGAGTGTGCTGGACGGCGCGACGTTCGACGCTGGCCTGTTCAACGGGTTCGTTGTCGGCAACCCCGAAGGCCACTTCACGAGCGCGGTTGACGACGGCTCGACCCAGGATCTTGTGCTCGCACAGGATAACCTCGGTGACGGCGATTGGGGACAGGCGCAGGACCCAACGCAGAAGGGCGTGTTCCTGCGGTATCCCGATCTCATCGCGGGCGCCTTCTCGGCGGACGTTGCGTTTGAGATCGCGCCCAACGGCGGGAACTGGACCTTCGGCCTTGCCATCTTCGGCAAGGAGCCGACCTCCGCAACCGACATGCCCTACGCCTACAGCGGCTTCGGGCGTACCGGGTCGAGCACGCTGGTGGCCCCACGGGCGACGCTGTACGGCATCAACAGCAGCACCGAGTCCAGCACGGACGCGAACATCTCGTGCGGCGCTGGGCTGACGCTGACGGCGCACCTTGAGGTTGACGCTGACGGCAAGATCCACATGTCGTACACGCCGGACGGTGGCAGCAAGACCGAGCACGGCGCACCGAGCAACGACTACATCAACACGGTCGGCGGGCCCTTCTACGTCGCTGTCGTCGGCTACGCGAACCACGCGAGCGGCGAGACGTTCAAGGTGTCGTCGTTCAACCTGACGGCGAACAGCACTGCGCAGAGCAAGGGGATCCAAACCCTCGCGCTGCTCGACTTCACATCGCTCGGCTCGGCGGACTGGACGAGCGGCAGCGACGGCGATACGTTCGTGGTCAGCGGCAAGACGGTTGCCGTGGACAACATCGCCAACGCCACGACGATGGGCCCGAACGGAACGACCGGGGTTGTGATTGATCCGGCTGTCGGGGCGAGCGCCCTCGGCCCCGCGCAGTCGTGGCCGGGGTTCTTGCTCAAGGCCACGGAGTTCTGGAGCGACAGCACTGAGTGGCCGATGGCTGTCTTCGCTGTTGTCAAGTTCGCAGCCGGCGACCCTGGCGCGAACGGTGACTCGTCGGTTGGCGTCGGCTGGTCGAACGCCCTCATGGGTTCCGCCTCGTACACGACGGTTCATTGGGCGGGGCACGCGACGGCGGACGAGGTGTTTACCCGTCGTGGCTACTCGGGAGGTACGGCAGACGGTACGCACTACACGCTGACACCCGATTGGCTGGGCGTTGTCCCATCGCGGCAGACCATCGCCGCCTACGGCAACACGGGCAGCCCTGCGTCTGTGCCTGCTTCTGGCGACCGGATCGCGATGGGTGTGGCGTGGGGCCTTAGCGGCACCGTCGGTGAAATGCCCGGAACATTCCAGCTTGACGGCACCCAAGGGCTTTGGGTCGGCGCCGAGGCCATCACGGGAGCGTGGACGACGCCGCTTGTGATCGAATCCATCACCATCTATGGGGTTGTCTCGTGAACATCCGCGGCTCCGTGCTCGCCCATCTTGAGGCGTCTACCGGGCATCGCTGGGATCTGGACCTGCTTGCGGAGGCGGTCAAGGAGGCCGCGGTGCGCGAGGGCGCGAGTGCCGCGGGCGTTGCTAAGAAGATCCGCGACGCCCGCAACGGCGGGACGCTCGACCGGATCGAGGTTGGGGCAACCAGCACGAGCATTCGGCGTCGCTGATGGCTGACGTCCTCTACAGCGCACGGAGCCGCCTCCCCGTCTTCCTGACTCGCGCCCGCGACAACGCGATCGAGTTGGCTGTCTACGACGCAGCAGGCGACCTGTCAGCCCCCTCCTCGGGGACTGTGGACATCTACGACGCGGCCGGTACGAAGGTGGTGGACGGCGCGGCTGTTGTCGTGTCGGGGTCGAAGGCGACTTACACGGTGGCCGCTGCTGACGTTCCGGCAACCGCCTCGTTCTCGGGGCAGTGGCAGGTTCGCTGGTTGCTGACGATGGCGGACGGCGTGGCGCACACGTTCACCGAGTCTGCCTATCTCGTGCGGTGGCAGTTGAAGCCGCCCGCGTCTGAGGCTGATTTGACGGAGCGGCATCAGGAGATCGGTGACCTGATCGACTCGGGTGACGACCTGTCGCAGTTCCTGCGGGTGGCGTGGGAGCAGATCGTCCGCCGCTTGCTGCGGGACGGTCGCGCGCCTTCGTTGATCCTCGACTCGTTCGCGCTGCTGGACCTGCAGGTTTACCTCGCGCTGTCCATCATCTACGCAGACGCGGCGTCGAGCTTGAGCAACGCCGGCCGTTACGCGGACTTGTCGAAGGACTACACGGAGCGGTTTGAGCACGAGTGGTCCACGATCACATGGACCTATGACGCGGACGGCGACGGGCTGGCCGACCCTGACGAGCGCGGCGCCGCTGGTCAGCCGTCCCTGTGGCTCGCGCCTCCGAGGCTCTGACCCATGGGCGTTGCCACCAAGTCTCGGCGGGTCGTCTTCACGACGCTCAAGGGCCTGCTGTCGGGCGTCAGCGGCTCGACCTATCAGGACCGCATCGACATCAAGGCGGGACCGCAGGGTCGCGCTGCGTCGTACTTCGACCTGGGCCCGTTCTCGGACGAGGCGCTGCCGGAGTGGCGCGGACAGTCGGGGTCGAAGGTCGGGCAGACTTACGACACAGTGGCTACGTTCGCGTTCCGCTACAAGCCGCACGCCCGGGAGGAGTCCCGACTTGCTGCACGCGATGTGATCGACGATGTGCAGGAGGCGCTTGCTGTCGGCCTGTCGGGCGGCTCGCCCACGAACATCGAGTTTACGTTCCGCGGCTGCACGGAGTCCGTCAATGCGGAGTCGGAGTGGTTGTTCTTCGCCTGCCGGGTGCGCGCCCGTTGCCTGTTCGACCTGACAGCGTGACGCATGACGATCAAGGTCACATCTGAATCGAACCTCGACGCGGTGCTTGCGCGGCTTGCTGCCGTGCCCGCTGGTTTGGACAAGGTGATCGAGGAGGGGCTGGGCGAGGTCGCGATCGGGTTCATGGAAGACCTGACCGGCTTCGGTGCGAAGATCGAGGGCGGGAAGATCCGCCGTCAGTTGGCCTTCCCGGGCAATGGCATTTGGCCGGTGGGCGCGCGCTTCAAGCCAATCCGCCGTAACCGCTATGTGCCGCACGACGGCGCCAGCTCGTCGATCCCCTCGGGTGCCCAGGAGTCGGGCCGGTCGATCAATGCGTGGCGCATGCAACTAAAGGGCACCACGCTCAAGTTGATCAACAACGCCCGCGTGCGCCGCAAGCTCTACGCCCAGCACGCGCACAAGGTGGGCGATGCTCCCGGCACTGCGATCCGGCAAGCGGAGGCTGCGTGGGAAGACCGCACCGAGGAGGGCGCTAGGGCGATCGGCGCTGCCGTGGCGAAGATGATGCGGGGCCCGAATGGCTGACCCGGCGCCCATCGAGTACCAGCGCGACATCGGCGCCATGCTGGGCGTGAACCCTGGCGACCTGTCGCCGTCGCTGCACGCTCAGATCGGAAATGCGATTGACGATTTGATTGACGACTGGCGCGAGGAGTTGATCGAGGTCTGGCCTCGTGATACCGGCCACTCGTTCGTCATGTGGGAGAGCTTCCGAACAGGCTTCGTTGTCACGCTCCGCAACCCGGTCGAGTACGCGGGATACGTCCGCCCGCCCGGGGGCGCAGAGGGCGAGTCCTGGGACACGCTGCGGGAGTTTTTTGAGCGTGCAGCGCAGGCGCTTGTGGCGACCTTCGCCGCGCTCGTCCAGTCGGATCGGCGGGAGTCTCGCGGAGTGCGGACCGCTCAAATCTCGATGGGGTTCGACGCGCTGCGGTCTTCGGTCGTGGCCGCGCAGAGTTTGCAAGTGCTTGCAGGTAGCAAGCCTAGCCGGGATCTCTCGGTTTTTCGGGGTGTCAGCCGCGCCCTTCAACGTGTATCGTCAGCGCAGCGGGCCCGTGGTCGGGATCGCACGCGGACGCGAGTGAGGTAAGAACCCGATGACCACTTCGACTGTTGTGAAGACCAAGCGTGATGGAACGATCACCCTCGGCGAGAACGGGGCGTTTAGCGTCACGACCGGCGCCGATGTCGCCATGAAGAACGTGCTGGAGCTTGACTGCGAGGTCGGCGACTGGTCGATGTCCGTCAGCGGTCCGAGCGTCAACGTGTTCATGGACCGAGGCCAGTACGGCGCTACGCCCAAGGTTCGGTACGGTGACGACAACTCGATCACCGGCTCGTTCTCGGGGTACTACCTCGATGTCGGCGACGCTCTCGCGGCTGAGTCCGTCTTCGCTGACGCTGTGGTTCGCACTGCCGGCTCCGACATCGTGGCGAACTGGGAAAGCACGCTGGGCGCGTCCGCTGAAGTCCCGCTGTTCATGCTGCGGTACACGACGGACGACGGTACCGATGTGACGCACACCGTCCTGAACCACGTTCACCTGACGGCCGAGGTCAGTGAGGGCGACCCGAACACCGTGCGCTTCTCGTTCACGGCGTACCAGACGGTGCCCTCCCTCGTCCTCAAGACCACCTGATGCCGAAGCACTCCCGGCTGACTGCGTTCCGTGTCGAGCGGGCGCAGTTGCAGCGGAGGCGTGGGCCGGACTGCCGCACGCCTGATGGTGAGTGGGTGCCGAGGCTCAAGCGGCTTCGGTGGTTGAACGAGCAGATCGGGCCGGATCCCAAGCCTGCCCCTGACGAGGATGGTGAGGATGCAGAAGCGAGCGACTGAGCGGCGGATCCCGAACGGCTCCAAGTACTTCCAGGCAGGCGGGCGCTGGTTCCGGCATCCGCGCAGTTCGTGGCGGGGCAGGTTGGCGCTCTTGATCCAGCAGTCCGCCGTGTCGATCGCGAAGGAAGACCTCGCCCGGCTGCAGGCAAGCGTCGCCGGGACAGCGCAGGAGGGCGACGCGCCGCTCGACACCGATGTGGTGTTCCGGCTCGCGGCCTCCGAGTCTGCCGTCGCTGCCGTGATCGGCGTCTGCTGGGCAGACCTGTGGTGGGACCTTGAGACTGGCCGTCCTCAGGAGATGTCCGGCGCAGCCGACCTGCTTTCGTTTGGCGATCGGGTGCTCGACGAACTGAACGACTACGACGACGAGTTCACCGACGAGTGGGTCGCGTCAGTCGGCCAGACGCTTTACGGCAAGGTGCTCGGCCTTGAGATGCCGACCGAAGACGAGATCGCGGCGCAAGTGGGAAATGGCTTGAGCCCGGAGGTCACAGCAGTCTAGTAGCGTTCGACGCATGTGCTGCTCTGCTCCACGACCCCTGGGCTTGGTACGGACTCGACGAGGACCAGAAAGTGGAAGTGCTCGCATACCACCGGATCGCCACCGCCTCTCGCGCCCGCGGCTCGTCGTCTGCGGAGTTGACCGCAGAGGGCGCCCGCTGGGGCCTGATGCTGCCGGCGACCCTTGGCGCTATGGCTGAGCTGGATCTGGCGAAGTCGCCCCCGCCGAAGAACCAGGGCGCGAAGCCTGACGGCAAGGCGATGCTCGCGCAGAAGATGATCAAGCAGGGCACGGACCCTGAACTGGCGTGGGCTGCCGTTGGTGGTCGTCGTGGCTGAACGCATTGAGTTTGTCTTCAAGGGCGATGCCTCGGACCTGCGCGCCGCGCTTGGTGGCATCCAGCAGGACACCGCAGCGATCGCCTCGTCTACGCAGGGCGTGGCGAAGGACAGCAGCCTCGCGTTCGTCACGCTCGCGGCGAAGGTCAACCTCGCGGGCACCGCGATCAAGGGAGCAACGCGGGTCGTCAAGTCGATGGCCGCGCCGATCCAGATCGCAGCGAAGCGGATGCTTGATCTGTCAACCCGCCTCAACCAGTTTGCAAAGGACGCAAAGCAGTTTGGGACTACGGCAGAGGAGATCCAGAAACTTGACGGAGCCCTCGGCCTGCTGACGGACGGAAGCGTCAAGGCAACCAACGTCCTCAAGTTCATGGGGAAAAACCTCGCTGACGCTGCAGACGGGGCGGGGCCTGCAAAGGATGCGCTGGACAAGTTGGGCCTGTCCGCATCCGATCTCGTGGACCTCCCAGTGTCGGAGCAGTTGGCGCGCATCGCAGACGAGATGCCGAAACTCACCACGCAGTCGGAGCGCACGCAGGTCGCGATGGACCTGCTCGGCCGCGCTGGTTCGCGGATGCTGCCGGCGTTCACGGAGGGCGGGGACGCTCTGCGCGCCGCCACCGCTGAGATTGAGAAGGCGGGCATCATCAGCAACGAGGCGGCGCTGGCGGCCGAGTACCTTGAAGATTCGATGCTGCTGCTGGGCCAGCAGGTTGACGCGCTCAAGGACGGCTCCCTCGCCCCGCTGCTCCCGCTGCTTGCGCAGGTCACAGAGGCTTTCCGCATCTTCCTCGGCCAAGAGACCGACGGCGCAGGAGAGCGGGTCAGCGCTTTCGCGCAGGCTGTTGACGAGCAGTTGATCCCGGCGCTCGCCACGGTCTCGATCATGGCGAAGCAGTCGGCCGATGCCTTCGCGGTCCTTCTGCCGTTCCTTGAGGCAGGCTCCAGGGTGCTCGTCGGCGGCCTGACGCTGGCCGACCTTGACGACATATGGGAGGGGCTCAAGAAAGGCACCAAGGGGCTGGGCAACTTCAAGGATGCGACACGCGAGAACGTGATCGAGGTCGAGCAGATGATCCTCCGGCTTCGTGAGATGCGAGGGGAGATGGCTGGCGGCACGAGCGCGGCGGGCGGGTCAAGCGGCGGCGGCATCGCTGGCGTGGTGGCTGGGGATAAGACGGCCGCGCTGGACGCATTCGCAGAGGGCGACTTTGACGCGGACGGTCAAATGACCATGCAGGAGGCCGCGTCAAAGGTCGGCACCAGCATCGAGGGCGTCAGCGCGGGGGCGTCCCAGGCTGCGGCAGACGCGGCAGCGAAGGCGAGGGAGGAGTTTGAGAAGGCCATTGCGGAGGCGAAGGAGGCGGCGGCTGCGAAGGCGGAAGCCATCCGCTCCACCACCGCTGCTGTCGCAGACTCGATGCGCACATTGGCCCAACTCCAGTCCTCGATGATCGTGGACATCACCCGGGCGGCTACCGACGCGGAGATCGCGCAGACGAAGCGGGGTACAAAGGCCCGCAAAGAAGCCGTGCTCAAGGGCTTCCGCATGAACCAAGCGGCGGCCCTTGCCAGCGCCGGCATCAACACGGCCCTTGCTGTGACG